GTATAGCATACTAATCGTATACTATATTATACTAAACGCGTTTTTATAGTTAAGGGTTTTAGCCCGGGTATTGCATGCACTTTTTGAGATAACTAACTGTGAATCATCTCCTTGCGAGCAGTACTTTTTTCGAGAAAAATCGGTCCTTATTTAGACTGATTCTACGTTAGTTTCTGCCTTATCCTGACCTAAAAAATCACTTATAGGCATACAACCAATGTATCTCTTATCCTCAGCATATGTACTGAAAGATACAATTGCAACAAAGCAATCCAAAGTAATTTCAAGATCCATGTCGTAAGATGACCCTCCAAAATCATCTTTGCAGGAGTCACTGTAATAGAAGGAATTTCCTCCTAACAATTTACGATCTATGTTTGTAGAATAAGACACTCCAATTTTTCCAAAGAAAGTCCTTCTAAAAATAAATGTTCCAATTGAGTCAACGAACTTGCTCCCCTCTACCCCCCTCATATTTAGGTAGAAGCCTACGAGTCCTTTTACAACATCTCCTTCACTCACATCTATGGATGCAAGAAGGTCGTTCCTTTCATCTTTGTTATCTCCTGCTGTAGTAAGCAGGACATTAAAGTATCTATTCTTCATAACCTCCTATTTTTAATAATATATGCCAATAGTATTTTTCCTCTCCAATTATCGTCGAGTAATATAAAATCCCACTTTTGGATATCTCCACTGAAATCCCATCACGGCACTCGTGTTCAGAAATAGGATCTCCATATGGAGAATCACTATAGTAACCATTAGTAATTTTATCGCGTTCCCCAACGTAAGGTGAATATATTATATTATTTAGTTTTCGAAGAGTCGTCTTCGGTATGTAAGTCCTAAATTCATTCTGATCCCAATCTGCTCCAATTAATTTTTTCGTATCATAGTAATCTACCAGATTAGCTATGGCATCCCCATATTCTACATCTATGGACGCGACTTTCATTTTCTTGATATTTCCATCATAATGTGGAAGTAAAACTAAGTTAAGAAACATTCTATTTTCTATAATCTATTTTCTCAATTCTTTTTCTGGACAGTCTTTCCAATATCCCTTCCCATCTCCATCAAAAGTCCACTCATCCTGAACTTCTCTAAGCCTGTATGGAGGGTCTTCCTCGTAATACATAGATTTCTTAGTAATTGCACGAAATCTTCTATTACACAGCTTCTTATCCTTCTTCTGACTCTTCCTAACGACTGCGAATGTTGTTATGGGAGTCCTCTTTCTAGATCTACTCATTACTTGTACATTTCTTTTGTTCCAAGTTTATCCGGATAGTAGTCCCTACCTATTTCATCAATAAAGTAGGATTTCCTAACTGACTCATTTAAGTCGATTGGTGGGTCCCTATCTTGATTCAGTCTCTCTTTCGTTATTGCACGGAACCTTTTATTACAGATTCTCTTTTCTTCTTTCATCCCATTTCGAGGAACCTTGTCTGGAAATATGGGAGTACGCCTCTTTGACCTGCTCATTTTAATAATGACTTCAATCTAAAAGTAGAGAATGTGGCGTATAATGATCCCTCGGAGAATGGGTACGACCAGTGAGCTCTATCGTACCTATCTTTATTGTATATAAATCTATAAGTCATTAGTATCTCTCCAACTTCCCCAGTTACCTTCAGAATGCATACCTTATAAAGTTTGACTATTTCTCCGTTACACTCTATCTCCTTCCAGTTCGGTAGAATCTCTAAGTCTTGTTCATAGTTTATACTAATAAATTCGTTTGAATATCTCTTCTTTAGGCAATCATATGGTAGAACATAGATCCCACTCAACTTAGGCTTTACAATTCCACAGTTGAATTTTACCTCCACTCTTCCCCTTCTGAGGACATTTCCAATCTTTACTGGAAGAACTTTTGTCTCTCTGATTGATTTTACGTACTTATTTCTTTCTTTCAAAAGACTGGAATGAATTAAATTCTCCCGATCTTTATCAATACGAAGTCTATCTATGATTTCCTTTATATTGTCAGCCGTTTTTATTAGGTATTCAAATCTATCTGAGAATCGATCGCTCTCCATTAGGATTTTATACTCCCTAGTCCCCTCGGTATACTTTACGTGATCTGAGATTTTATTGACTAACTTACCTAACTTTCTAATTTCGTAGAAGACTCTATATTCAGTGGTTCCACTTATACCTTTAAATCCAACATCTCCATAGGAAATGAGTCTACTCAAGTGTGATAGTATATATTCGTCATAATTAATCCACCACAGATTATCAAAGACAAACTTATATAACTTGATCATCTTATGCTCCAATCCAAAGGTATATCTATCAGTCCTATTTATACTTATTCCAAGCATTTTCTCTCCTAATTTTCTATATTTATGGAGCTTGTAGTATAGTACCCTAATGTCCCTTGTATCTTCCATAACCACTATAATTTTAAATTTTCCTCTCTAATACTAATAAGAATATCATTAATCATCTTTCTATCTACTTTGTTCGGAAGGCTAGAGTTATTGAACTCCTCCTTAAGTTTTTCAAGGTCTTCCTCCGATCTTTCGATGATGTCTTCCAAGCAAACCTTTCCATACCTAATATCTAACAGTTCCTGAACATTAGGTCTTTTTACACTGATAGTTCTGTCCCTCACGATTTCGAAAGCTGTATCGATAAGACGCCTACAGTGCATAAGATTTTTACCATCAATCTTTTGTCCATGCCCCTCAACATCTACATATCTTTGAGTATTCCTTTCCTTAAGCCACGTCTGATAGTCTCTATACTCACTACAGTGTTTTGAATACTCTTTACTATTGAAATATAAAAGAGAGATAGGTTCCAATCCTTTCTGAATATTAGGAGATACTCTGATCATATCCTCGCTAAAGATTCCTCCGGTATACTTTCCCACATCATATAGATAATAGCAATCAGTCATGTGGTCGACCTTACTAAGTGCATGATGACTCTGATTAACTTTTGGAGACTTAATGTAGTCTGAGTATTTAACTGACCCGTTATTTTCTCCTGTAGGCATCCAACAGAACTCCGAGGGAGACTTTCTAACAATCCTCTCATTCTCCCAGTTCATCTTCTTGTTAAGACCTTTGGCCTTTTGGATCTGAGCGTGTGCATATCCGGCAAATGAGTTGTAGCACTTCTTTGTAAGAAAATGCTGTCGAAGTGCTCTTAGAGTATTGTATTCATCACTCGTTTCTAAGATGCAGTCTTCAGGTGAATAGAGAAGCTCCAACATAGTTGGGTTAGCTGAGCAGAGTAGGTTTAGATACCTTCCTAATTCATAATATGTTTCATCCTTATTCGGACAAATCTGTTCGATCGGATCTAACCCTAACACGCAGTTCTTATTCGCAAGGAAAATTCCTTTGTAGTCGGTGTCGGAGTTGGGACCATTGGTCCCATAACTCCTACTTCCAACAACCGCTTTGAAAAGCAGCTTATGATCTTCAATTGTATTCATATTCGTCTTCGTTATCGTCTCCAGCTTCAAAATCCCAATGTATTTCACACATATCTTCCCAAATCATAACTCTAAAATATCTTTTACATTTACTGTTTCAGATGTAATCTCTAAATCCTCGCACTCGGACCCCTCATCTACATAGTCATATATCCTATATGCAAAGTACCCTTCATCTTTCCCACACATGGAAAAACTGCAACCCACGATTTCTGGTATTCCATCGGAAGAGTGATCTCTGTCCAATTCTGATGAATCTACCTCTTCATTTAAGATCAGGGTTGGATTTAATATCAATAGTGAAGTACTTATGATGCATTCATTACCAAACCTAACATTATTGTTCCCCATTTTCATCAAACGATCCAATCCTTCCCGGATACTATCAGTTACCTTAATAATTCCAATGAGATCCTCTGCTATCGGCTCCTCAAATTTTACTCTAATTTCCTTGTCCATAATATATTTATAATTTATATGATACTTTAAAAATTCCATCTCTTAAATCATATTTACATGATCCTTCATAGATCTCATCATCTGATACTAAAATCCTTTTCAAAATGTTTTTGTTAATATATTTTTTCTTGTATTTTTCAATAGTTTCCAATATATGCCTGCATAGAAGATGATTCTTCTCTCCTTCATAGATATTATAATCATTTCCTACATTCACTACCAATGAAAACTCCAATTTACCAAAAATCTCACCTAGACACAAAAGATCAGTATTTACTCCTAGTTCCGATAGATCTCTTATTAAATTCTTTATTACGTATGACCATAACAATTTTTTCTTCTCATCAAGAAAAGAAAGTTCTCTAACAATAAAGTAGTTTGATAAATCGTTCCTACCTATCTTATCAGTAACTAGTTCTATAGTTTTTGGAAATCCATTATATCGAAAAGTTAGGGTGAACCATCTCCAAAATTTTTTAGCATAGCATATGTGATCATACTTTATTTCCTTTTCTTCTCCTCCCTCATAGTAAGTGAGTTCGGAGTTCCTTATGGCTAGGGAGTTATTTGAATCGTCCTTACTAAACAAACTTTTGATTGATCTGGGGGATTCTATCCACTCAATCTCCTGTCGGCTTAGTTTGACTTTCCCAGCTAGATTATATCCTAAATAGAATTTCAGCTCTTTTGTTTCCATTATATTCAAAGTTTAAACCTTTCAGTTATTATGTATTTGGGATCATCCCAGTCATCGACAAAATTACAACGTACCACAAATTCGTCGTTACCAACATATGTTAATCTCGATTCTATCGGTCTCATTCTTTCCGTAGGAACATGCTCAGGGACAAATACTTTAGTTACGTCTAATCCTAGTAGTAGCTCATTATTACCATCATCGTCAAATTTTTCCCAAGATTTTTCAGATACTTCTTTGAGATAATTGATCTTATCAATGTCTTCTTTTGTAAGGGATAGGATCCAACTAAATACTGCACATGATGACTCATTCTCATCCGTAAAAAGGTTGTACTTCTTATTCTTTCTCATATGAATTATATATTAAAAATCAATTTTGAACGGCTTTGTGGTTAAAATTCCGTATTCATTACGTGAGGTACTTAAGTCACAATTTACTGTAAATTCCCCATTACCTGCATATATTAGCTTCGACTCGTTCAACCACAATCCAGGATAAATATCTATATTCTCTGGTCTAAATGCAATAGTTACATCTAGAGATAATCGAATTTTGTTGTGTGTACCAAATTTCTTATCTGATTCCTCAGTTATTTCTCTTATGTACTTGGCTTTGTCTATATCCTCTTCTGTTAGGACTAGTTCCCAATTACAATTGTCTATCTCAGTACTGTCCTCTACATTTAATAAATATCTCTTAGTCTTATTTTCTTTCTCACTCATAATCATACTCATACAGTTAAGATTGTATTCACAATCTACCTTGATATTATCTTCCCCAAATTCCTTCCCAAGTACATCTCCATAAAATTTTTTGATCTTACGGCATACTTTACTTGGTAGATTATTGTAAACTAATTTCCCACTTATCAAAAATACGGCACTGTCGTCATCAAGTCCCCATGCAGCAAGAGTTGTATCTATTCCACATACTGATCGAAGGTATGGTAGATTATCTCTAACTACTTCCAAGTATTCATCGATCGAATTATCCATGAACTATTACTCATATTATTTATTCCTGACATACTACATCCTCCAAACTATTAAATATCTTTCCTTTCAAAACAAATTTCTTAGATACCATATCAATTTCTCCAAGTCTTACATATACTTCATATTTTTCGGACTCTTTATTGAAACGTACTCTAGCTTCATCTACCTCTATAGTCTTTCTTCCGCATGATTTTATCCCAAGGAAATCGTCTTTTATATCTAGGTCTCCATCCTTATCTCCGGACTTTAAATAATTCTCTAGGTTCAAGCTAATTATAAATGCTCCAGTTGATAGTAAGTTATTCATAGAATTTATCTCTAGAAACACTACTACAGGTTCTTCATATTCCTCTTCTATTGGAAGAAGTTTGGTTCTTGTAATTGAACCTATGGTATAGTCATAATTATAATCTTCCATTTTATTCAAAATACTTTAGTAAGGATTCTAATTCACTAACTTGTATTGGTTCACTCGTTACTTCGTTGCATTCTACAATCATCCCTAGTTTTGTAGATAGAAACTTTACCTCTCTTAAATTTCTTTTATCATAACATCCATTTGACCACACAAACGGACTAGTCTTTATGTTTACATGTTTTTCTTTATTTACCGATGGAGGATAACAAAACAGTTCATAATTATTTATATTGAGCTCCTCTCTATCTATTTTTCCATCCTTACTATATATCTTGTCCGTCGTATTTCTCCAAAAAATTACTCTCCTGTCACTCGTATCACGTGATCCTGTTGAGATATTAGTTTGGAGGCCCTTCTGTAAATCTGGAGTGGTCGTGTGCTTAGTGTCCTCTAACATTCGGACAACGTCGCATTTAGTCAGATCTAGAGATACAGAATTTTTTCCGTTATTTAGCTTAAAGTATACAGTCTTTCTATTACATTCCATATCTACATAATTAATTATCACCTTACTTTGTGAATGAACTCTATTAAGAATTTTCCCTTCCCCATTTTATAGATATATCTGGTACTTACTCCCAGATTTATATCTCCATAGCTAAATGACAAATATTTACTAGCTACTTTAGAAATATCTGAGCATATCAGGAAAACACTACCAACTTCAAATTTATAATTCAATTCTACGATATCAAGTAGGAATCCTCCATTTCCCTCTTTTAGAAGTTTTGTAGTTATCCCATAATTAGTTTCCAATAATTTTTGAGCTATCTTAATAACCTCATCGATATAACTTCTATCCTCCGAATTGATAAAGGATATATCTATTAAATTTGATAAAAATTTTATTGATTTTCCTGGGGTAGAGTATTCAAATGGGAATATTACCCAACCATCAGAATATACTGGGGTACATGTATGTTTAAACGAAGTTGTTTCGTCTCTGGTGGGTATTGGATAGTATGATAGATTTGATGACACGATTTTAATCGGATCCGGTTCCTTTGGGTCAATAGGAACTTTCAGGTAAACCTCCCCAAATACACCGTCTCCGAAATCAAACTTTAGACTATTTACAGAAGTTCTAAGTACTTTATTTTTAAGATCTTCTATACTAATCTTTGCTAAGATACTAGGTCTGGCTAGAGAAACCGAATAAATAGAACGAGGTAGGTAAATATCCAGTTTTATCGTATTATTCTCTAGAACTATTGGAGTAGCATATACAGACTGGGAGAATTTTCCATAGTCATCAATATGCCTAATTTCCAATCTTGGAGAGTCTTCTATTTCTCCTCCATACTCATTGATATATTTCAGTTCGATAGGTTCAAGTCTAGCGTAGGTATATTTACTCTCCGCTTCCTCTATTATTCTTTTTGTATCCTCTTCTTCTAATATGAAAGTGTATATTGATCTGATGGGATCTTCTATCGGGCTGTTTGCTATTAATATAGTCTTTATCATTTTACTAAACTATAAATCAAATCAAATCTTACAGATATATTCATCCATTTCCAAATCCCTCAAGTGATTTGCTGATCTCATAGATATGAGCTTTGATCTCCCATTTTAAAAGATTTTGTGAGATAGAATCATATTCTTTTGATTCCCCAAGTATTTTCTTAATTTCATTGAAATTTCTTCTTATGATCTTCTTAGCTTCCTGATAATCTCTAATCGAGTCATCCTCTAATTCAGCATATTTACTGAAATCAATATCAAAAGACTCTGTAAAAATACAGCTTTGACCTCCATACTGATCCAACAGATCTATAGATACCTGAAACTTGTTTCTTCCTATATACTCCAATCTAGATTCGATTATCTCTACGTTATATTCACTACCCTCGATTTTTTGAGAGAAAAAGTCAGTTACGTCTAAAGAAAATCTTAATCCACTAAATTCCCCAAATTTTTTGTTACTTTTATCTGTTACATCCCTAAGATGGTTGATCTTTTCTATATCATCCTCCGTTAAAGTCAGTTCCCATAGAGATGGACAGTTCTCTAATGTACTGTCCAATGTCTTCAATAAATATTTTTCATTCATACTGTGTTTAATTTTCTGACATTATTTCTTTCCAACTTTCATTATTATCCAATCTTATTCCGGAACTAAGACCTAAGAAATCTTCCAACACAAAGAAAACCTTACTACATCGAACTACAATCTTCACCTCGCCGATTTCAATCTTTTCTTCGTGAAGAGACTCCGGAATTATAAGGTCTCTGCAAACATTTCCTCTAGATTTAGGAAACACTTCATCAATGTTTGGATAATCCGGAGGCATCATTCTCGTAAAGGCATATACACTAGGATTGAATTTTTTAAGGCTTAATTCTATTGAGATAGAAGTGTCGTTAAGATCCTTGCTCATCTCAACTACTCTAGCTATCTTTGATAAAATTTTTCTATCAATATTGACTGAAACTATAAATCCTAGATGATAGCAATCAAGTCTTCCAAGTTTGAAAAATATTTTTAACTTATCCTCCATAAAAAAAAATATCGGGAGGGAATATTCCCTCCCATTTTATCAGTTACTGTAATAATCCTAGAATATTTTTCTTAGACAAAGACTTTATGTCATAACCTTTTACAAGGCCCTTGTCTCCACCGTTATCCAAATACGACTTGAGTGCCTTATATGCATCGTCAAACTTATCCGATTTTATGTAGTACTTGAACTCTACTTCTTCAAGATCTTCCTCATCATCTTCCTTTTGTACAAAAGTACTTCCATTTGCATAGTAGAAGAATCTTCCTTCTGAATTAGGGAGGATGAGTGCTCCTTTTTGCAATTTAGTAGAGGTGATGTTCTCCGGATCTACAAGTCCTTCAATCTTTCCCATTGCGACTGATTCTGGCGTTTCTGTATTTTTGTGAATAACTAAATAATTCTCGTTCTTCTCTTTCTCTTTTCCGTTGTCACTTACTCTAAGTACTCGTGCAGTTACTAATGATAATTTCATACTTATATATTTTATTGGTTTGGTTTGGTTATTCGTTAATGAGTTCAGTTAGTTCATCTATACAGAAGGATTCGGTACGATAATATGCGCACTTATTATCGGTGTCAAGAAACCTGAAGAAAGACATATATGTAGATGGATCAAGAACTAGTTCAATTTCCTTCGGATTTACGTTCATCTTTACATACTTCTTCGTGTATTTATCTATCTTTCCACTATCAAAGTCCTCTTCCTTGTTATAACTATCCACACTGTTCAAGTTTACGAAATTCCTCTCGAATAATCCACCGATCAACTTGTCATTGTAGATTAGATCATTGCTGCTTGGGATCCCAAAGAATGAGCAATTAACTCCTTCCATCGAGAAAGATACGCTCTTCGTAATTACATTTCCACTATCTGACTTGTGAAAGAAATCATTTAGATTACAACAGTCTTGGTTTAGAAGATCTACTATATCCCTAAGAGTCTTTGAATTTCTGAATATAAACATTCCACAATTGACTCCAATGTAATCTGGATACTCTTCTCTACACCCACATGCCAGTAGTTCACTTGCCCTAATAGCAAAAATTCCTGTATTTTCTTTTACAATTCTCATATACTAATTCTTTTGGTCGTAAATATTTCCGATTACCTTTAGTGATGTTTCTCCGCAAATGTACACTCTCTTTTCCTTTCCACCAACATTCTCTACGACATATGGGAAGTTTCCTGGCTGATCGAGATACACTCTTCCTTTGTCAGTGATATCGTCCTCAAATATCATGTTTCTATTAGAATCGAATACATTGGTTGATCTACACTTTGTTGATTGGATAATTTCGTGATCTACTCCCATTTTATCCGTAATGTACTCTTTCCCATCTAACTTCCTAATGATTCCTTCTACCCACTTTCTATGCCACGGCTCTTTTGCTCTGTATATTGGATTAGAATCTAAGAAATTAATGACGCTTGATATGATTATTCCATTTCCACAGGTAGATACCCTTTCGTCCCTGCTTGCTCCGTACTCAACATAATCTATGACATATTCGAAATTGCGATTAAATCTTAGGAAGTTATTATAACAATCGAATAGGAGACCATCTTCCTCATCACTAGATAATCTTACGAATAGTATATTATAAGGATAATTTAGCCTTTCTATACTGTTATAATCAATACCTATAATCCTCCCATTTGTGTATAGTGGAAATTCTATTGTTGAGGTCGGACAATCAACATCAAAATCCCGTATTTTTCTATTAATCTCTCCAAGGAAAGAAATAAAACTCGGAGTAATCTTAGCTACCAATGCCTTCTTGTTCATATTTAACTTATCTATAGCTACTCCTAGAAATAAGTAATCAGTCCTATAGTTTACAAATTCCATATTTTATGTTTATTTATCGTGAATATTTTTACGCACTATTAAGTCACATCTACAAGCATCAGACAACATAGTCCTCTTTCCATCCTCTTCTATCACATATGCAGATTTCCAATATCCATAACATCGAACCTCTCTATTCGGTTGCAGAATGTCACCTATGAATATTCTTCTTCCATTCTTATCGATAAATCCAGAATACCCACAGCATGTACCATAAACAATCTTAACTTCATTTCCGAAGAAATCTGTTATATGTCCGAATCCCTGTCCCACATTGAAGTCGTCCCCTAATCTAATAGATCCCTCTACCCATTCTCCAGTAAAGACGTCTTTAGCCTTTACAATTGGATTCCTCTCGAGAAGATCGAATATTTCCTCCATGACTATGTCATAGTCGGATTTTACTATAGTTCTATCTCCAATTCTTTCCAAATACTTGAATGAATGCCTTCCAGTATCAAATCGAATTATTTTGAGAACGTCCGAATCTGTTAGTTCGTTTGCTATTCTTTCTGAGAAATCCTTCCTTTCATCTCCAGACAGTTTTACAAATGCTGGTCCAACACACCTGTGTAGATCGTTTTCTCCCTTATCCAATACACTTATCCTATATCCTCCCATAGACATTGAGAACTCGATTGCATGGAAGAAGTGAAGATCGAAAAACTGATAGTCTATCTTTCTTAAGTAGTCTTCAAAGTATGGGGTGATTTCCGCTACAATCATCTTGGACTCATTAGAAGCTGGTCCAAGGTATATATAGTTAGTCCTATAATTTACTATCTCCATTTTAGCAATTGTTATCTAGCAGCTTTATAAGACCGTCAAGATTGGTTCCTCCAGACTCATAGTATCCAACTTCATCGTCATCATATTTGAAGAGAATATTTTTACTATTTGTATCATATTCAGCAACTACTTTAGTATGAGATGGATTATTGTCTAGCAGAGTGATTTTAGATCTTTTTGTTTCATTCTTTGGATCTTTTACCAAGTAAATCATGTCCTCCATTTCCCCCTTATATATCGATACTGGAAACGATCCCTCTTTCGGTTGGAAAATGATTTTTCCAGATATTGTAATATTATCGTTTGGATTACTAATATCTCTAATATATTTTAGGGTCTTTACGAAATCTTTGTCTTCATATATTCCTATAAAATACTTTCCCCACTTATCGTAACGGTATAAGGGAAGAAGAAGAAAAGACCCATTAAGATTTATTTCCATAATTTACACTTTAGAATCTATCATGTACTCAATTGTTTCTATTAGTTTCTCTATTCCAATTCCTCTTGAACTATACTCCCCAAATACGAAATAGATAGTCTTGGAGTTTGGATCATATTCAGCTCTCATGGAGTACTGGAGTGAGTCTCCACAAATAGGGGAGAGATTCATGCCCATAGGATTCATGGGATCGTCTTCTAAGTTAAGCAACTCTCCTTTAGTTGGAACCTCACCAGGAAACAGGAGTACAGGAAATGGCTTTTCCTTTGGGAAAAATTTAATTACACTTACTCCAACCGATTCATTATCTAGCCCATAAGATTCTTCAATAAACCTCAATGTATCTAAAAATCTTTCATCTAAGTATATTGCAATAAAATATGGATCAGGACGGTCTTCATAAAACCATCCAACCTCTTTAGATTTATTGAATGAGCTCACAGCCAATATACTGGAAAGATAATCTACTGTCTCTACTTTCATACCTTCAAATTTTCTTCTATGTAATTAATTAAATATTCGATCTTAATATCAAATGAATTGTATACTATTCCATCACGGTCATCACATGAGAATCGAAGATATTCGCCCTCTGAGTTATATACTATAAATATAGAGTCCACAAGTGAATTGCTGTTTATCCACTGGAGATGTCCATTTTTTATGATTGCTGGATCAAATATATTCTTTGGTTTAAATCCAGATAAACTAAATGGGTACTTATTATATTCAAGTTTTCCCTCGAAAAGTAGGATTGGAAACGACTCTTTCTTCGGATAGAATTCAATGTTTCCGATAGTAACCGGGTCATTTTCAGTAGCTACTGTTTCCGCAAATATTCTTATGAATTTTAATATATCTAGGAATTTTCTATCGACATATATGGCCATGAAATAATAGTTTGGAACACTATCTTCCGTATCGTTTAATTCATCCACTTCACTGAAGGCAGGTACAGCTAATATTCCGGTAAACTCATCTACTGTTTTTATTATATTCATTTCTTTAAATTTTTCTCTAAGTATTCAATTAATTCATCGATATTAATTCCATATGATTTGTAATCAATAGAGGAGTCTGGATTGAACCTAAAGTAGATTGTAGACCATTCTGGGAGGTACACTATCACAGTTTGGTCATAGTCTTCTGTTTGTCTAATTTGGTCCTTGGTAAATTCACTTATGACTCCATCTCTATATTCCCTAATTGAGTCGAATCCATCCTCATCAACCCTATCTACAGGATAAAAACCTAGAACCCCTCTCCGACCATTCACTATCGAATTATAAAACTTTGACCCACCCTTATCAGGGTTTTCTCCGAAGAAATCTACTTGTCCATAGAATGAAAATTCAATTGCTTTTACGTTAGTTTGATTGAAGTTGCTACCAAAGTGCCCATTTAGTTTATTATGGACCTCTTTTATCTCTCTGAGCACTTTAAGAATTTGCTCGTTTGCTGGAAATACTGCATAGTCACATCCGGGTTCTCCATAAACTCCATCTTCATTACATTCGTCATATGAACCAATAACTAACTTTCCTGTAAAATTATCTGCAATTTTCATAATTATAATATTTTAAAGTTTCTTATTTATTTTCTAAGTTTTTCTCTAAGTACTCTATTAATTCATCAATCTTAATTGGATTGGTTCGATAGTCGTTTCTAATGTCTGGATTGAATTTGAAATATATGTTGTCCAACTCAGAATCATAAACTATAACCGGACGATCCCCATCTTCAGTCTGCCTGATCCTCCCACAAATAGTATCAATAAACGCCTCATATCCATCTTCTTCTATACATACTTGATAAAAGTTGATATCCTCTCTTTTACTATTTATGATTGAACTATAAAATTCGGACCACTCCTTCTTCTTATAACCTTCTCCAAAGAAATCTACCTGATCATCAAATGAGAATTCAATCGAATTTATGTTTGTCGAATTAAAATTACTTCCCAGATGTTTATTATATTTTATCTTGAAATTTTTTATCTCCCTAAGAACTTTCAGTAAATACTCGTTTGCTGTGAGAACCATATAATCACAAGTAGGACTATAAAACCCAATATCATAATTATTTGACTCATTATATGCAATTATAACTAACTTTCCTGTGAAGTAATCTACAACCTTCATAATTTTAATCCTATTTTTTGTTAAGTATTTTATCAGTTATCCCTATTAAATTCTCGTATATTTCTTCTATCTTCGACTTTGGCAACCCAGCTTTGAAGATAACTATCTCTAGAATTGATTTCGCTGACATCGGCTAGTCATGTAATTTAATGAAACCGAATCTCATTATACATATCTTTATCTCACTCCATACCGAATAGTACTCAGGAAATAAATCAATGTCTATTTCACTAAATTTCTCTTCTACTTTTTTAATCCAGAGTATCGATAGTACAGGATAAAATTCCTTATCAAGTGATTCAGGGTCCGTACAGGACATCTCCTTCATTCTTATCTTACTCTTCTTGAATATCCACTTAAATATTTGAGAGTATATACTTAATAGATCTATAGGAGAATACCTGTCCACATCAACATATAGATCACTCAATGCTCTCACTAGGGCGATATAGTCTAATTTATTCCTTATATTAAATATCTTCTTGATAAACTTTACTATTCCCATACGACTAATAAATTAATCCTCCCTCCCCTAAGTTATTCTTTATACTACTTTATTTACTACTTCAAGTTCGTACTGCTCTTCTCCATCGTAATCTTTGCCAAGTTTCTTTACTTCAAACAAGAAGTCTCCAATCTCACTCCCTCCATAGCACTTAAAGGTCTTCTTACCTACCTTCTCTACTTTGAAATCTGATGCTCCAGAACCTACATAGAAAGACTTTAGGATCATAGAGATCTCATCTTCCGAATAGTCTTCTCCAGTTAGGTCCTTGAGATAGAAGAATGCATCGATCTGAGGGTAGTTAAGATAGTCTTCGTACCCATCTACAAGGCTAAATGTGAAATCATTATCGTCAATAATGTTCTTGAACATCTCAATCTTCCTCAAGGTCTCGTCATTGTACTTCTCTTCTACACTCTCTTTGTACTGATCAATAAGCTCCTCTGTGAATGCCTTCCTAATAAACTCCGTTGCAGGTCCTTCCTCTACTACATACTTCTCGCTATAATCTACATTGCATGAAAAAATTACTTCTGCAAATACTACTAATAAAATTGATTTGATAAAAGTTTTCATAATTGTTTACTTATTTTTATTGTTATTATACTTATTTCCTAATAATAGATATTCCTAAAAATTTCATTGTTATCGCTATTTAGTCTCTCACGGTACGTTTTAATCGTCTTTTCAAGAAATTCTTTCGAGAAATGCGGACTACAGTATACTCCTTTAATCGTATTATCAAAAGACAGTCTCCAGTACGGTGATCGGTATTCTAAACTACATTCAATATAATCTTTTCTATCTAACTCGTCCAACCCAATTACCTGTCCCCAAAGCCTGCTCACATGTAGTGGAGTAATTTTTCTTAGGTCTTTTTCTAGGTTACTTGCGTAAGCGATCCCGACAATACTAACTCTCACACTTTCATTCTTCGATGGGTTTAATATCTTATCCAATAAATTATCTTCCACTTCGGTCAAGATATATGTACCAGGTGGATCCATCTCTACAAAAAACTTCATTTCCTACTAATTTCTAAGTTAAACTCTGAATAATCTTCTTCAAACTCTGCATTTCCCCCATCTTTCTTGTAGAATCCCTCTACTGGAGAACTGTATATAGATGGCTTGAATCTTTCATCGTTCACATGGAATGTCTTGCAGAAATTTCCATCTACTATCTCGAAAGGTATGTCTACTCCACTCTCATCCTTTAAGCTGTTTACTTTGAAGTCCAATTTCGACTCTGGCTCCAGGAGTTTCTTCATAAACTTCTGAACTGAAGTGTAATCCCCAGAAAATCTTAATGTATCCTTATCAATTGACTTCATTTCAAGCATGTCATAATAATTATGTCCTATCTCAAGATCGAACTCATATCTTACTCCATATAAGTCGAAACAATAGTCAGACATATATTTATGATAGTAAGGATAGATGTCAAACAGGAGTCTTGTCTCAAAGTAGTTTTGGCTAGAGTCATGTACTACGTTGATCGGTCTAATTATTCCATTCTTTATTACATTATCTGATCCATGAATACTGTTCTGAATGCATTGGAAGAAACCATTTCCAAGAGTTACTGAAGCTGCATTCTGGATATGCTGATTAATTCCAAGCCTTGCCAGCTTATCATCACCATCATCATCTCCAACTACCATAACATCTCCTAAGAAGGTCTCTACATACCCTGGATGATCCAAAGCCCATTTGGACTTTTCTTCAATAAACTTCTTGAGACCAGTTGCCTTACTAAAGAACAGGTCGACGATGTGATTAGTCTCCTCGAGAGTCTTACCGATTCTCTTCGCTAGAGTCTCATTTGCCATTCCATATAACTTTCCTAATAGGATAGTCTTGAACATCTTTCTTACTGCCTTCAGGAAGGCCATATCGTTAGCCCTCTCAGGATATACAAATGATGCTGCGAAGTTTATGTATGGATCTAATCCTCTCGCATAACAATCAAGCATGAATGGGTCTTGAGATTCGTAGGATATGAATCTAACCTCAGCACCAGATATATCAAAATAGGATAGTAGGTATCCAGGAGGAGTACTAACGACCCTTTTTGTCTCTGACACTGACGAGATTGTGTGCATTCCCGATGACCACCTCTTAGATTTCTTACTTAAGGCTTGGAAAGACGGATACATCTTCACTACTCCCTCATCTCCATATCTTCTCGTGCTTATTCCGTCCTTGTTCGGAAGGTCTGATTTCACAGAATAGTCTGTAAAAATACCTTTTAAATAGGTTGTCATAAGTTTGAAGTACTTCTTTGTAGAGTAGTAACAGTAGCACATCTTTGCCCACGAATCGGCAGAGTCTTCAGTAACATCGATAGAATCAAGATCTCCATATAGCCTATTTAGTCTACTTCCGTCCTTATCTATTGACTTGAGGTATTTATATCCACCTACGTTAGTAAGCTCTTTTATACTTACGTCGTACTTAGGATCAATCGTACTGATTATCTCCTTCATGTCCTTTACATAGACCATCTCTTGTTTCCCTGACCTATCTATTCTTCCAGAAGATACTTTTAGTCCTCCTTCATAGAAAGCATGGTTGAATACAAGAGACATTATGTCGTCCTTAAAGAACCTGTAGAAGGTAGATCTCTTTATAGCTACTTCATTTTCTTCATATAGTTTCTTTGATAAGTCGTATACTTTGAATATCTTATTTTCGTCTCCTTCACGAGATACTTTGTTTACTGCATCCTCAGGAAGTAGGTCTTTATCTGACAGACCTAATCGATACCTTAGAATATACTCCCAGAATCTATTTAAGTATAGGAATTTGAAGTTTGCTGAGAATAGTGGTGAAAGTACGTTGTGAAGATTTTCGTCAAGGTAACTGACAAGATCTTCCATACTAATCATTTTGTCAGAATCGTGTCTTTTTACCTCATTAACTTGGACATCAAATTTGATTTGACTCAAGTAGTACTCAACTATTCCAAGTTTCGACTTCATCTCACAGAACTCCCTTGCAGACTCATAACTAGTTGGGATCTTATATTCAGATCCATTGACTTTGAATGTACAGGAGTCTATCGCCTTAACTATTCCCCATCTAGACTTAAGAAACTTATCCGTTTCCATGAATACTTTCCTAGATCTAGATGACTTTTCTATCCTATAGCAAGTTCTCAGGATTATTCCTTCGATCTCTTTTCCAAGATTTTCTCCAAATACTTCCCTGATCCTGTCCCTACTTACTCCAATGTCGGAAGACTCGTCTATAAAATAGTTACTGAGTAGGAATGATTTGCTATTCATAACGTCCATCCCCAACTCCATAGCTCTTCCAACCTCTGGAATGTCTTTTATACTTCCCATATCACCAAACCTACGAATCCTCTCTGAGAAGAAGAACTTCAATACATTAAGTCTACCGTATGCAGTCCTGAATGCAGAGTAGTCATACATCTTCTTCCTCAGATCCTCATCTACATAGATTCCGGTCAAGTTAAGGAGGGCCTCTAGCCTTAGGTTGTTATTATAACAGTCCCAAGCCTTCTTAGGATACCTCTTTAGAGCTAAGTCTTTGAGTAGAACGGTGTAGTAGGAGTCTTTACAGCAGTACTCACCAAGAATCTCTGCTGGAATACATTTGTACGAATAACCAAAGTATTTGTTAATAAGTCTTTCGAATTCACTTATACTCTTAGGATACTCCTTACATATCTCATCCCATGCGTAGTTATTCTTATAGTATCTTGAGTAATCGTTTTCGTCCCTTACTTTAATGAACTCTTCGGTTACATTATAGCAATGCTTTTTAGACTCTTCGATACTAAATCCAGTTACTGTCGAGAACTCCTCTGGGGTTAGTCTTTTCTTTCCATCATCCCCCTTAACCCACAAAAGTTCGGACATCTCTACATGGCTTAGCTTCCATGACTGGTCTTTCTCGTCTTTTTCCTCCTTCTCTTCTTTTTTAGTTTTCTTTTTCTTTCTCCACGCTTCTCTCTTGAACAACTTTGTCCCGAATAGTTTTGGCAGAGACTTCATAGTCAGGTCTTCGAAAGAGTCGTCCCAAGAAGATACGTACAGATTCTTCATCGCAGTATACTTAAGAGAAAATCTTTTGTATACTACTCCGTCCAGCTTATTGATAGTAGATGCTTCGTCGAATAGATTTATCTTATTCAAGATGAGGTAGGTCACTTTCATTTCAAATGCATTGTTATAAGTGACTGAGTCCTCATACTCATCTAGGAACTTTCTATAATAATCTTTGAAATATTCCCAAGACTCTAAATTCATCGTTTGCATCCACTCTAAGTCGAAGTATGCTCCGAATCCGTCCATTCCTACGATTCCTAATCCCATAACAAAGAACTCAGGATCATCAAACGGAAAGCTATTCGTCTCGTAGTCTAGTCCGTAGAACTGCCTAGTCCTCAAGAAATACTCAAAGCATCTCTTTATGTCTTCCTTTTTCCTGATTATCTTATGCCCTTTTATGGATCCAGCAGGCTTCTTTATATAAGACTCATCATGGATAAATCTCTTTACCTCGTCACCAACCCCCTTGAATCCATCAAAGCTGAGCATATACCAAGGCTTGTTGGACTTCTTTCCAATCCCTGTCCTTACCTCAGCGTTCCTAAGGATGTCCTTTATGAGGATAGATTGTGGATATAGCTTATCATACTGTTCCTTCTCTATCCACTGTATCTTTCTTTCGTAGGACTTGTATACAAACTTGAATAGGATACCTTCTCGGGTAAGAAGGTAATCCATTTTTGTGAGATCATAGAATCCTTCTCCTCTTGGACCTAAGTGAACCTTACTAATCACATGATAGTATGGTTGCTTAACTCTGTCCTCTGATGATGCATTATCGTTCCATAGAATTATATACTTATTCCCTGGAAGATAATTAAAGTCTTCTACTTCTCTAAGATTTACCTTCTTTACTCCCTTGAAGTCTTCACTATCCAGATCGATGTCACTTCCATAAAATACTAGATAGGTTTCACTCATTATAACTTACTTACTACCCAATTGTTGTTATTACTCCTATCAACTTTATATCCTACATTCTTAAGCTCTGAGTCGAAATTCAGTCCACTAATCTTACTCAGCTGATAGTCTGGATGATATTGATGCATTACTTTCCCATCTTTGATGGTTATCACACAGTATACTCCGTTGTCTAACTCATAAGCTACTTGTCCGATATGACCTTCGCTATCTTTTACTACGTCTCCTTTTGAAAATTTTCCCATTATTCTTCGTTCATTTCTGAAATTAATCTCATTGCTGAATCAGTAACTCTTCCGAGTCCTCCAGCTGAATACATATCTCCTGCTGATGGATTAGAGAAGTCATCGCTTAAGTTAGTTACTTTCATCTCTACTCCATCACTGTCTACTTCATACAGACTTATTTTCTTATCATCAAAATTCTCAATGTTGTATCCGATACTATCTGTCGATGGATAGTTGTTTTCAAAGAGCCTATTAACGAACAGTGATGTAGGAACGTTGTTTTTCCCAATCAACGTATTCTTGTACTCCTTGACCGCCCAAGAAAGGGATACTACATTAATGTCATTTGTAGTAATAATAACTTTATATCCAAAAGACATTAGGTAGAATATCTGATGCATCACCATCGCAGTGTAGTCAGGATGAAGACCTATCTCAGGATCCTCAAGGATGATATACTTATGTACATTACTTCCTCCTGTCATGCATGACTTTATTGATCTCAGTAGGGATAACTGCATTGGGAACAAGTTCAAGGCGTCCAAGTTCCAATTAATTGGGGACTTTCCATTCATCTTGACTCCGTTGAACTGGCATGGCTTTAACGAGTCTCGGTTGGAAATAATCCTCCCAAATCCACTATTAGTAAAGTGATTTAGAATTTCTCCAAACTCTGCTCTGTGATCCTCAATAAGATCTCTCAGTTTTTCCCTATACTTTATCCTTATGCTGAATGGATCAATCTCCTTACCTTGATACCTTATGTTAATCATACATGGAACCCTGCACGAAGGTATCCATAATACTGGCTCGTTAAAGCCGTCAAGAAGTCCTTTTTCCATGACCAACTTTCCGATATAAACGCTCCACTTTAATGTCATGGACTCAGCATAATCTTCCGGATCATAGGTCATCATTGTACCTAAGACCTGTATGAAGTTACGTATTCCACTTCCAGTTAATATAGTTAGATCACTATTCAAATCAATAGGAACTGTCTCATCCGTAGTTACCTTGCTTCTAATTAAAAATTCATTCATACCAATTAATATAAAGAACTATCGGGAGAAGAACAAAGATAGTCCCTCTCCCGAATTGATATATACAGTAATAACTATTTATGATACAAGTGTAGCCACGATTTCTGACAACTTATATTTGAAGTTTGTAGAGGTCTCTTCGTTGCACTTTTCTACTCCACCAAAACGCCTAACATCCTTTTTATGAGTCTGAGTCCGAAGAGTCTTGTCTTGGTCAATGTAAAGAATTTTCATCTCAAGAACTGTACCTTCTACAGACTTACTCATAATTATCCCTACCTCATCTGAGGACTTACTCGTCCTGATCACATCACCTACCTTTACGTTAGGTACTTTGGAGTCATCCATCGAATATACGAACTCACATTTATCACTATCTAAGGTATAGTTGAGACTCTTCAGTTTTTCCATGAATTTAGCGGACTCCTCCTCCGTACATTCAGTGAAGTCATTCATGTTCGTCAGTACTAGAGTCTTACTTCTATTTCGACTGAGTACTACTACATAATACTTGTCTGGAGCCCCTTCACCACCAAGCTCTTTCTTAACATAAATTCCTGTGAATTGTCTCGATTTTACTACGCTATTTGTTTCCATAATTCTAAATATATTTTAAATTAAATCTTTGATACTTTCTCGAATCTGATTGCACTCGTTAGAAGGCTTGAATGAAGACTGTTATAGTCATTCTTGCTGCTTACGCTCTTAACCTTACTAATAATAACTAACTTAATCCCTTTTCGGTTGCAGCTCTTTCCTAGACTTTTAATACTCTCATTGAAGTTCTCTACTTGCATAGAGTTATCATCAATAACCTCCACAAAGGTAAAATTCTTTCCGATATTATTGAAGAACCAATCAATTACTGATATCTGACCTTGTGGGTCTGGATCCTTGCTCGTAACAAATAACTTAACTGATCTAGACATATCTTCAATCAGTTTCTTTACTGTCAAGGAGGGTCTGATTACCTCTTCCTGCTCAATTTCAATTACTACTTTCCGATTACTATCTCCTAATGACTTAATAAATTCTTTTGGAGCTAGCTTGATGATAGAATCGGTAAGTGATTGAATGTTAGTGACTAGCACATCATTCCCGTAATCTTTGTTCTCTTTACTTTTGTCTACAAATGCCATAATATTTAATGTCGTCAATAATAAGGTTCATTGCCCAACTGATTCTCCATTATATAGAGCGGATTTCTTAAGAGATTCTAGTGAGTTCTTTACGTTCTCTGTTTCCTTCTTATTGAGTAGATTCCAGAACTTACCTTCTACTGCAAGATCATAGATGAATTTGCGTCCCTTCTCAGTCCATACGAGGCTCTGTACGATCTCGTTTCTACCGAGTCTGTCCATCCATACTGACCTTTTCCTCATATTGGCATATCCCTTACCAGAATACTCTTGTTTGAGGAACCACTGTCCACTCTGTGGATATTGAATACCCAGGGACTCTAAGACTCGATTAAGTCTATATGCTGAAAGTCCATACTCCTTAGCTACCTGAGTAGTAGTCTTATCAGAGTCTTCTATCCTAAGAAATTCTTTGGTATACTTTACTACTGGAGCGTCTTCAGATACTTTTGTTTCGAGCTCCTTAATTCTTAAGTTCTTATTTTCAATGGTCTTCTGAGCGATAAGAATTGCTTTTGCAAGAATGTCAAAATCAGAGTCAGAGTCATTAGTCTTAATGTACCCACCAGTCTTTCTAATAGATGGAAGAACTTCCTCCACTACCCAATCCTGAAATTTCTCAGCATCCGGAAGTTTAGATCTCATAATTAGCCGGTATACCTCAGATTCTGGAATAAAGTTTACGCCGGTTCCTCCGGGCCTATTGTCATGTTTGATAAAGATTGACTTTACGAACTCTTTCTTACAGTTGTCTGTTACTGCTTTTCTTGGATTAGAATACCCAAGAGATTCGGCAACGTCAACTGCGACAAAATAAATCTCTCCTCCCTCTACATATGTTCTTATTCTCCCAAATTCTTCATTTTTGAAGATAGTCAATTCTCTATTTGTTGTCATTTTACTTATTAATAATATTGGTTTATACGTAACTCATTGATTATCAGGCGAAGTCACTGGCAGTGCCTCCGCCTCATTATCAGGGACTTATACGTAATTACTTGATTATCAAGCACCCCGTAGTTTTTACGGGTCGCCTCATTATCAGATACTTACGGTTAACTCATTGATTATCAGACGAAGTCACTGCCAGTGACTCTACCTCATTATCAGACACTTACGCGTAACTACTCTGTCTCAAAAAATAGAGGGGGAGATTCCGCCATTTTCAGACAGACTCTCCCCTCAATATTATTACTTATCTTACCCTAACATTGGTCTGATGAATACCTTCAAGATATTGTCAGAATGTTTCGGGAACATGTCGTGGATAGTTGAAACTCCACACAAAATACCTCCGATGCAGAATGCAGTCGTTACTACTTTAATCGCAAACATCATCTAATTAGTCTTTATCGTTGTTAGATTCTTCCTCCTCTTTCTCTACCTCTTCCTTTGCTTCGTTATACTTCATGTTCAAGTAGAAAACGAGTACAGAAAGGACAAGACCTAAGATGAGGATCAAGGGAATATAGTTTCCCATAATGACTTCTCTTACGAAATAGAATACCGATGACAGTATGTTCAATATCGTGAATCCTGTAACAAAGACTGCACTTACTGTCATTACATTTCCTACGTAATTACCATAAATGTCTCGAAGGACATTCTTTAGATTGTCGAAATATTTCATATTACTTTATATAGTTATTAGTTTCTCAATTTAAGCATTACCACAGATACTACAAAGAATACCGATGATACTACAAGTCTTAATAGTGAATTTCTCATTTATTACCTTTTATGATTTATAATCTAAGTCTTCGTCCCAATAAGGGTTCTTACTAATCCCCCTACTCTCCCTTGTTGATAAGGAGAATATAATTGTAGAAACAGCACATACTGTCAGTAGGAGGATCGGGAATAAATTTCCAAATAAAGCCTCTTTTACATACAGAAAAGCTGCGCATAGTATATTAATAACGAAGGAAGCTATGGCTGATAAGAGGAATACTGTGGATACAACAGATCGATCTAAGTTTAATTTATTAATAAATCTTATCATATTATCTCTCTTAAATTACTTTATATGGAAATATCCAATAAACACTACAAAATTCATCAAAATACTCAACTAGCTCCATTTCTAAATTCATCTCTATTGTCTTTTACCATGTTGATACTTCCATCTTCGTCGTATCCATATACAACTACCGTTGGTCTTCCACAGCTCTCAGTGAAGGATATTAAGTTAATATCATCCTCTTCGTCCAGACTCTCTGTTCCAATGAACTTAATCCGGTCATTCCCAGACCTCCTTAAGTCTTTTACATCTATTCCTTTTACTATATTGACTGCTTCCTCATATGAACTTGCCTCTACCTCAAACCTGTCAGTTAGGGTTGTCTTTACCCGTCTATCCTGACTGAAGTCGAACGTCTTCTTAGGTGAATCCTTCATTTTGTCTCCCATATTATTAATTCTCAAAAACAAAAACTTCTTCCCCTCTATCACTATATAGAACTCTATATTCGTAATCTAAGGCATTATCTAACTTTTTCCAATCAATAAATTCTAATAACTTGTCAATACTCATATTCCTAGCAGAGTCTTCCAGAAAATCCTGGTTGTTTTCATAAGTCGCTATATGAAACCTAAGGATACTATTAACTATTTCTTTCACATCACTGTCATTCCCAACTAAGTCAGAGTTTAGAACTGACCTAACAAGATCTTCATTTCGTTCCCAGTCAGTATAGTCGTCATAACGTTCAAGCTCTCTATAGGCAATAGTCCAACCTTCTTTTTCGATAATATCCTTAAATTCTTTTACAGTCATTTAATATATCTCCTCTAAATAAAACTTCAAAAAACTCTCGCCATCAAAACTTCCACCTTCTATACAGTAGTCCGTCTTTAGCTTCCTTATTATCTTGTCTATCTTCTCCAACATTACTGAGCTCATTGGACCACCATACAATAAGTAATATCCACAGTCATCAAGCATTACGAAGTCTTCTGTGGGGAATGCTTCTCTTACTTTATCTAATATGATTTGATATGGAGGCGGAAACTTCTCACATTCAATTTCATTGCTACTTGAGTCTGACAGTGTCTCCATTTTCTATGATGTTTAATGTCAGTAATACATTGTCCTCAGTGCAAGAGTAAGTCACCTTTCTACCGTCTTCAAGGTAGATTACTGATGAGATGCTTTTAGCAATATACCTTGCTCCCTTGTATAAGTTCTTCACAGAATCCACTTTGATTGAGGAGCTGTCAGTCTTACTAATGTCATAATCAATAAGTCTGTCAGTTATTTCCTTCGCTATCTCTGACTTACTGTAGTCTGGACTTCCAATGGATTTCCTGACTCCAAATTCATATCCTATTACAAATCCAACAATGAGGACTGCTACTACAGTAAGAGCTTTTATTATTGATGTATATATTTTTGGAAGTTCACTATTTACATTCATATTCGTCTATCATTTTCTTCGATATTACAACTGTATCGTCTTCGTCACAAACATAAAAATTCTTTGGAATTCCGGAATCGGAGTCTATTATCTCACCGTCCTCCATATACAGACTTTGATTGGTAAGATGACTAATTCCAGACCTATCAGTTGATTTTCTAATAATTTTGTCTGCTTCTTTCTTAGATTTTGCTATCACGAAATAGTCTGTCCTAAAAGTTACTTCCCTAGTTGAGTATTGGGAATAATAATAAGTATTCTCTTCTCCTTTAATCAAATAATCTTCTTCCATGATTAAATATAATTTATTGTTCGATCTACTAATTCTGCCTCAAATGTATCTTCTCTATACATTAAAATGTGTCTAAGAAAATCTTTCCTGCATTTTTTATTCAGCTCTTTAAAGAGTTTTTCGTAGCTTTCGAAGTTTCCGTTGTAAGCTACTGAAACCAGATACTTTATGAAATCATCTACTTCGTAATACTTCTCCTGCTGTTTAAATGTCTTTCCTTTTCTCATAGTATATCATCTCATCATTTATATTGCAACGGCTCTCAATCTTTTCACTGACTATTTCATAATCTTCGTCGAACTGGACGTCCATTATCTCTATGTCTCCTTCATTAGGCAACTCCCTAGCTGGTAGGTTATTATTTATTCCGTTAATTATCTTTAATATAGCATCTTCATAAGAATCTGCTTTTACAATGAAGGGGCTTTTCCTATACTGTATTAACTTAGTGGTCTCAACAAACCTAAACTCATCCATAATGTATCGATATAAAAATAGTCACCCACAGAGTGGATTTACCAAACTGTAGGTGACATTTATTTGTTATTTCTCTTGAATTCTTATCCTAAACCCTCTTTCACCTGACTCTAGATCATCCAGATTATCCTCGAAGTACATTTCAAACTCATTCTTATTCTCGTCTATAAATCTCAAAAGAGCTTCATATGCATTAGATAAGAACTTTCTATCAAGATCTCCGAAATAGGAAATATATAAGATATTTCTGGTCTGACCGTATACTGTATTGAAAAATAGGTCTTTACTCTTATTCCCTAAGGCTCCTATTAATAAATACTTTACAGAACCCAACTTATCAATACTCTGTTCCATCATTGTACACTTTCTGAATGTAGAAATATGGCCCAAACTCATCACTAGAAACTCCACTTCGAATCATACTTCCAAATCTTTCAGCTTCGTCAAAGAATGGCTCACACAACCAATCATTCAAAGCCCTAGTCTGATATGGTTCTCCAGCATCGTCTCTCACTTCTGTCCGAATATGAGCTTCATTATTGACTAGTGAGATTGTAACAAAAGTCTCTTCAGGAAAATCGTCGTTATCTTCAATTGCTTCTTCAAGCCTCTTCCTGATTACTACTGCTGTGTCGTAGAGGAATCTTGTTTGTTCGAAGCTATCTTCTTCAGTCTCTCTTCGTTTTCTTTCGCTAACTTCTTTCGATACGCATCCGCACGCCTTTGACTTGCACGATGATTTTTCTCCAGTTGTGTCTTGATCTTGTTCGTTTTTTGCATTCGAAGTCGTTTTCTTGTTCGCATAATTATTAAGTTTATTAATTAAAATTTTTGATGAAGAAAAGAAGTCTTCAGTTAAGTCGCGCATACCAATAATCCCATCTAAAGCCGATTTATTATTTTTACTGTCGTATCCCAGTAAGTTGTCGAATGTATTACACATAATAGTTTTATTTCTTGAAAAATAATACAGTTCCGTTATCTCCATAAATAAAGTCATACCTATTCCCAAGAGCCTCCGAAAATAATTCCTCTAGATCGTCCTCATCAAACCTGTCCAAAATTTTCCTTGGACTGATTCTATCCAGATTCTTCTCCATACACTCTCTAATAGAGAAGTATCTTTTACAGAGATTTTTGTCCATCATCTTAAGTATTCCCTCTACCGTTGTAGGGTCAACTTCATCCTTATTACTGTAATACTCAACTACCTCATCAAGAGAGTATTTTCCTTCCCATACATTGTACTTGGTAAATAGGAAGGATACCCATGAATAGAATTTTGTCGGTAGATCCTTAATCTCTTCAATTTTCTTTTGTAGGATGTCTTCTGGACGAATAAATCTCCAGAATACTGAAACATAGTCTCCATCCCGAATTATACTTATCTTATCTTTATCGTATCCTTTAATGAATTTAGAATTCAGAATCTCTTCAGTCTTTAGTTCTCTATATCCCTGTTTACATTCTATGAACGATTCTTTGAAGACTTCCATCTTAAACTCAAGATCTCCAACTTTACGATATTCATCCGGGATAAATTTATTTACAAAATTGAAAAACACTTCAGTACCGCCATATGGCTCAAAAGGTCCATACTTCTCTTCTAACTCTGACAAATTTACTTTCATACTAATTAATCTTATTTGTTCATTACGATTACTGATATAAGAGTATAATTTTTATCGAAAATATCTATCTCTTTTCCATCATTTGTATCTAAGAATAGGAATTTACTAAACAAATCCTTCAGATTTTCCATCTTTAAGTTGGATAGTATTGTATTTCCAATTGCTTCAGAAAAGATAGATCGTATTCTATGCTTACATATGAATTTCTCATTGAATCTTTCTATCTCATCCTGTAAGGTTTTTTGTCCCGGATCAAGTTTTCTACAGCAATACCTGAGATAAGTATATACACTTGTCAAATCTTCATTGGAATGGCTTTTAACATAGTCAGCAAGACTGTCAGACCGAGCTTCCATCAACTTCTTGACCTCACCCCAAGAAACTTCTTCAGAATTAATGTCTGAAAATTTTATAGTTGAGTCTCCATCAAAAGATACTTCAAGACAGTTCCCGTCAACTACTCTAATAGCCATCACTCTATTCGGTGATTCGCTATCTCCCTTACTAAAGTATATGCAGAAATCCTTTCCAAATATTGTTGGAACAAATTTTCGTTCCTCTATGGAGTCATCATTACCGAGGACAACCATAATTGATCCATCATCCTCATCAATGTCATCCCAAATCTCTATATCCTTTAAATTTACTTCTTCATCCTTTACGTAGTAACTTTCACTCTCAATTGCTGATGTAATCAACTCTAGGATTCCGAACTCATCTGTTGGAGAATTTTCCACTCTTTCTCCTTTAGTCCACAGACTTACCTTAGGCTTATCTGTGTACACATCATATCCAACATCCAGATGAAACGGTCCAACATACAGCTCCTTTATTAGACCGAAACTTTTCAAAAATTCTTCAATCTTAGTCATGGTTTTTCTTTCTAAATAGTAAGTCAACTTTTGTGTTTTCGAGATCTTTTCTTAGATCTATTTTATTCCCATTATTATCTATGAAGTCCATTCTACACTCAATATCTTCAATAATCTCATTTAGTGACTTTTCCTTATTTCCCTCTGAAAGAATTATGTCCATAACATAACTATCCATTCCACCTACCCTTATGAACTCTAATTTCTCCATAAGGTCCATGATCACCCTTCCTCCAGTTAAATTCACTTTTCCATCCCTTTTTGCTAAGTACAGAATTCCGGATATTATCTGATCTGTGAGTACTGGAGTGAAGGATCCGCTTGGGTACTTACTCATAATTGACTGTATCAAGCTGATGAATCCTCCATCCCTCATCCTTATAAGATCCTTTATTTCGTCCAAGTAAAATACTCTATCAAACCTACTCCGATAGATAAAACCCATTCCAAAGTCTGGGTGGAATCTAACATAGTCCTCACCTACGATCATTACTGTAGGCTCAGGTCTATTAACCGATAGATAGATTATGTACTTACCATCCTTTTGAGCTGCACATTGTATGAACTCAGTCTTTTCCAGAGTTTTAAGATTGACTATTGTAATTGATCCATCTACCTTCCAGAACTTGCAGTCAAGATCTTCCGATTTTATCTCCGCATATAAGACCTTGAAGTATACTCTTCCACTCAGTCCATTGTACTTTTCCATTATCTCCTCAGGATCGACAGTGAGCTCCTCTGGCTTCTCTCCGTAATTACCAGCTTCAACATTTAATCCACAAGGATTTACGTAGAATTTAATGTATTCAAATGGACTGTTACTATCCTCCCTGAAGTCAAACAGGCGTGTTTCCTTAAGAACTTCTATAACTTTTTCAATCATTTTTCGTACCTTTCTTCATAATACCTTTCCATATCTCTTGATTCCATCCAGTCTGGATAGTCATCCTCTTCTACTTCGTCGAGATCATCTACATGATAATCGTTATATGATTGTCCGTACATACTTATCCTTTATAAATTTTGAAACATGGAACGTTAGAGCTCTTAAAATCTTTTGGAGTTATCTCATCTCCATAAATAGTAACAAACTTACATCTATTCAAGCAATCGAGTTTATCTTTTTTAGGCATCTCACTAATTAAACTACTCCCGTCTATGAACTTATTGAATATGTATTCATAAATCCCATTTTCCAAATATTCAACATGTTCTCCATTGAAGAAACTATCAGCTTCCTCTCTTACCTCTATGTATTGTCGATCTTCATTATTAATTAGGTATCTTAGATAGTAAATAAATGCATCTATCTTTCCCTTGTGATCAAAGTCTTCCCTAATATAATCTTTAAGAAGGGGATCTGAGAGTTTATTGAGAATAAAGTCAGAGCCTTGAACTACCATAAACTCATAAAATGGACTTACGAAATTATCATCTCCAAGAATGACTTCTGGATTATTCTCATCAAGATTTATGAGAAAACCGCTGATATCAAAATATCCCAGATCAGTGGTTACGAACAAGGTGCTCCCTTCGAAATTTCCAACTGGATAGTAGAGATATTCCTTACCCTCTCCCCACTCTTGAAAATCAATTAAGGACAATATTTCCTTATTTTTTATATAACTTCCTAGACGAGCGCTAGATCCTCTAATTCTTCCAAATTTATTATGAATTATACCACTTACCTTTATTTCAGATAATCTCTCTCTCACTCTCCCGATATCTACTGGTCCCAAACTGAAATCGTGGATTGTCAAATTACCAGAGTTAAATGAAATTCCATCATTTTCTCTGATCATAGTTAACAGATCACTTACATCGTACACAGCTTTTTCCTGTTTCTTTAGCATTTCCATACTCGAATTGTCTAGGTTAAATTTCCCTTCGTGATATAATAAGCACATTCCTCCATCTCTACTGAAGTAAATAACTGTGGATCTTTCATAAGCACATGGGATTAACTCATAATTATTTCCAAAATTATCTTCAAAAGATATTGAGTCATTTTTTGGATTTAAGCTGAAGTTTTTAATTTCATCTTTCAATCCATCTATCCATACTTCTTTTCGTAGAAACTTTTTCTTAACTTTCGATTTTGAATGATATCTATCGTCAAATACCATATCTATATATGGTGAGCCAAATATTAGTCCCCGGTAATGTGCCCAAATACAACTTCTTTCAGGGGAAGTCCCAAACTCTCCTTGGATCTTAGTATCTACAGAATCTATCATTCCATTGAGGTGGAATGTCCACGATCCATTAAAATATTTTGAAAACGTATCTCTAACAAATTGTTCTGACTTTAACATACTTATTTCTCATTAATAAATTAAGTTTAGAGGGGAACGAATTGGTCCCCTCTTGATAATCAGGTAGTTATATAACTACTTATTCCTTAAAATCTATCAATAATATTCCATCTTTGTAGATAGAATTTTTATCACTAAACATCGAATCTATAATATTTCCGGACACATTTACTGACTTTCTTATTTCATCTGTTATGTCAGCTGCCGTAACTAAATCTTCCTCAACTAGTCTATAATATATCTTCTCTCCGAGCCATCTTGATGCTGCGTCAATGTCGTTCTCATATCTCTCCCCAAAGATATGTGGGTAAGATTTATGGAATACGAAATCTATGTCTACTTTCTCGTCCTCTCCAAATCTTTCCCTCCAGAATAATAAAAAGCTATCTATGTGATTCTTTTTACTTGTTAGATGGTTGAATCCTTTATTCGATAACTGCTCAAAAGCCTTATCTACACCAATCTCATCGGACAACTTAATAAATTCCGAATATGTTGTCAATTTCTTATCTTCCATGCTATATCCTCTCCCCTCTTGAAAATTAGACACTTATCTTTAAGTAGTCATATAACGACATAAACTTAAAGCCATCACCGTCCGAATACTCATACCTATCATTTCCCCGTCTCGCATTAATACTGCCCTCATTTGATGGGAATTTCTTGACTACTTCATACTCAACACTAGTAAACCCTCCAGGTCTATCCACAAAATCAATAAAAGATTTTAGTCCGACATTCTCAAAGAATATCCTAATCCTATTTAAGAACCAACAATATGTATCTCTGAAGTATTCATATGACCTTTCCCAAAGCTCGTAATCGCAATAGTTTAATTTATTAAAATCATATTTTGGAAACCCAAATATCATTTTCTCATAGAATTTATTGTACATTTTTATAAGTTTTGAGATACTGGAGAAGAATGATCCCCAAGGTATATTATCAACAATTATCGAGTCTTTTATATCAATATCTACCCCACAACTAAAATCTCCATCAATTCTGAAGACTTCTCTCTTATAATCAAGATATGTAAACCTAAACTTTCTAATTTTATTTACGTACTCCTCAGTTCTAATTGAGTCCTTGAAAAGTCCTTCAAGATCAAAATCCCCAATCCAACAAATGATTTTGGAATAAGTCTTCATCCTTCCAATTTCAAATTCAATATCCTTTGAGTGATTTGTCGGGCATCGTCTATCGAGAGATAAGTTACATAGGTCATCTGCCATACACATCATGTCCCAGAAAGATCTCTTAACCTTTTCTATATCCGTATTCATACCTACTTCACTCCAGTTGATCCAAATCCACCTTCACCACGCTCAGTCTCTTCCAATTCTTTTACCACTACAAACTCTGCCTGCTCTACCTTGTTCAGTACCCCCTGAGCAATTCTATCTCCCGGATTTACCCAGAAAATATCTGAAGACTCGTTTCTGAGAATGACTCCAATCTCTGCTGTATATCCACTATCTACTGTACCTGGACTGTTTGCTACGAATATTCCCTTCAGTGACAATCCAGACCTTGATCTCACTTGAAGCTCGTATCCAGAGGGGATACTCATTCTTACTCCAGTATAAATGAGTTTAGTCTCTCTTGGGAACACTGCTAATGGACTATCATATTTATGAGACATTCTAAGGTCGACTCCTGCGTCACCTTCGTGTTTATATGATGGAATATCTCTTTCGTCGTCTACTACAATTTCTACTTTTAAGCTCATATTTTCTATTTATTATATTTAGTTACTTCAACATCCTCACAACTTAACTCATTAAAAACCCTCTTAGGGTTTAGCTCCTCAACTATAGATATTTTTCTGCACCTTCCCTTTTCTTTTTTACAATCCAGAGTATCACTGGTTAAAAACTGTTCTTTTACTTTAAATAATCTTACATTACCTAGTGAGGCTTGAAGATCACTGAAGAATTCACGACAATATTCCTTGTAATAAGAGAACCCATTATTATCACAATCCGCCATAGTAAAGATTTCATATGTTTTTAGGGGCTCATACTTAACTTTATCTGTTTCAACATTATCGGTTAAATTTGCCAAAATATATCCGTCAATAGTAGATTCGTCTAGATACTGGGCCCTTATTTCTTCATAAACTTCCTCCACCCCGCATTCATTCCTCAATAATTTACTTATCCGGAAGATTTTTGTAATCTTCTTCCCGGTAACTGAATCCTCTAGGCGTATATCTATTAAAAAAGATGATTGGGAATAATAATAATCGCTGCAAGGGACTATCTTTATGCCACAAGACTCCCTAACATCCCCGCTGAAAATAGATTTTACTATTGAATTTCTTATTTCCCTTGGATCAAGTCCAAACTTCATACAGGATTTTCTGTCAATCTTCCCAGACTTCAGTTCCGACAAGGTATTTAACAGTATACTACTTAGATCTGGATATTTCTTAATGATCAATCTTTTTTTGTAGTATAAAATTACGTACATAATATATGGAAATATCTCAATATATCTCCTAATAGTCTTATTCGCCTCAATCCCATACCTATTCCCTAAACTTCTCTTCTCTAATCCGAACTTATATTTTAGATCAATGAAATATTTTATCTGATCCCTAACGTCGTCACCAGACATACAGAAAAAATTATAGCCCAGAAAGACTATACTCGTCTAACTGGGCTGGTTAATTACTTTTACTTATTGAAAAATTTCTTTGCGCTATTCCAGTAGTAGGATACTACACTTTCAAGAAGATCAGATACTTTCATATTAGCTATTTTCTTGATACTTGAATGAAAGTCATCTACTTCTTTGTTTTCCTCTACTTTTACTACTTCCGTCTTTTCGCTATTATTCTCCATACTTTCTAAGATATACTTGTCTATATTCGTCTTCTGCTGCTTGATATCCACTAAGCATTGGGATCATAAACTGAATGAAAATCTCCCCGTTCTTAAGATATTCGAACTGAGTACTGTCAGGAAGAGTCACTGTCATTTCTTTCACAATTCCTGAACTGTCACACTCATAATCAATTCGATTTGATAAAACTGTTACGTGATTAATCAGAGAATCCCTAGACAGCTTACCAATGAAATGATCATAGTCCATCTGATTAATCTCCAAGTAGATGATATTAGAAGCTGAGATAGACATTCCACCTCGAATAAGAGTTACGAGCTCCGGACGCGTACTAATCTCGAACATTCCTACACTACTTGCTCCCGTATTGATATAATCAAACACTCGGAAAGCTGTACGATAGAAACTTACTCCAAATTCCGGATCATTAAACAGTCCATCCATGTCAGCTTTGTCGCTAACCTCTCCAACGATCCGATTCATTTCGATAAACTTCAATGCTTTCTTGATGTTGTCTCGAAGAACTACCGTATCCACATAAACTACCTTCTTCTCAGGGACTACAGTTCTCTTCATCTTGATTCTGTCCCCACAACCCGATACAAGCACCAAGAAAACTGATGCGATCAATACTAATTTTTTATACATACATTTTACTTTATTAGTTTACTATTTAGTTTTTTGATTATTGTAAGCGCAATAGAAGATCCTACGGCTAAAACTGACGAGAGGATTGACTTTATTAGATTTATTTTCTCCATACCTCTCCCTTCTTATCTGACTCTTTGAAAATTTCGTCAAGTTTATTTTCCGTCCTACTATTAGAGGTTTGTAACAAAGATAGGTTAGACAGTGGGACTTTTTCTGTTGTCTTCCTCCCAATGAATTTTACATAGGCGTATCTTCCATCTTTTTTGATTATCACCCCATGAGCACTTGGATTGTCTCGCTTCTCTACGTGGGTTTCAATGTCCCACCCGTTCCAACGATAAGCTGGAAACCTATCTCCAAACTTAACTATCATCTTCCTATCCTCATCATATTCATATCCAAAGATATGCATAGACTCGTGGAAAATAGCTAATTTATCTCCATATCCATCAATTAATTTGCAGTCGTACTTGTTAAAATAATCAACTTCTAATTCTCCCAATTGACTGACATATTGGACCTCCACTTTAGATTTCCTTTCTACATTGTCAAGAGAATATCCAAATACGATTCCTACCCTAGAATCAGGAATCTCTACAATATCCCCTAATCCAAAGTCACCCATTAAAGCCTTGGCGAACTTCTTCTTATAGTCAATTTTGTGATAATCTGCGAATAGGTTGCAGTAGACTAATGCCTCAACTGAGTCTAATCCAGAACTCAAGTAAGTTGTCATTGCTAGATATTTTCCTAAAGTTCCGTCTGGCTTTACGTATTCTACAGTTGTGCTTCCATTCTCGCTTTTGGAAACAGCCCTAACAACCATCCCTCCCCTAAGAAAATCTCGATAAAGTTTTTTAATCTTTACCTCATCACCATTATCGACCTGATCGAGCCAATTATCCACCATAATTTTCTACGTACAATAAATCTCTTAAATTTACTATATCAAATGATTCCTCAAATTGGACTGTAGCTGTATCGTAAGATACTTGATCTATCTCCCCAACTTTTCCAGAATGAAGATGTCTCACCTTATCTCCATTTTTCCACATAAGAGAATAATTTGGAATAGGTAGAACAAGATCTCCCTTCTTCTTTATTCTCATACATTCCTTATCGAACACATATCCAAAGTTCTCTAATCCTTTTCTTAGAGTTTCAACAGAAGACTCTAGGCTATATACATACCTACCCATATAGCATGATCTTATAATATTACCAGATTGGTCTACGTACTCAATCTCTACTTTCCCTTGTTCATTTCCATCATTAGAATGTAAATAATGTCCATTTGAAGACACTACATATCCATGAAGATCACCAGATTTCATAAATCCAACTGGATCTCCCATATTGAAGTATCCAACAAATCCTCCGAAGAAATCTTCATCCCCACTATATTCATACTCCAATTCCATCAACGTTTCTCTAACCAACCCAGTAAATCCAGCTTCGAAAAGTTCCTTGAAAATCATCTTTTCCAGTGGATCAGGTTCACATAGATCATATGTAATTGCATCATACCATCCAAATGATCCGTCCTTTTTGATATACTCTACTTTAGTGTATCCATTTAGATCACTCTCAATCGACCTTACAGCTAATCCTCCATGACCTCTATCCGAATATATTTTACCGAGACTTACTGGGATTTCCTCATTCGTAAGGTTAATATATCGATGTTCTTTCTTTAATTTCATATCACTTTACGTATTTATAGTTCTCTCCTGCGTACAACATCTCTACGACTTGCTCTACTTCCGATTGGGTTCTTCCACCCTCTTCATAGTAATGTAAATTGTTTCCCGATCCAGTTCCATCCTCTAAGTATAGGCTTTGAAGTTTTCCATTGTTATCGAATTTCCAATATATCGTTGACTGATCATCTAATTTAATGTTTCCAGTAACTGTCCGAACCTTTCCTATGTAGTTAATTTCGTGATTAACTTTTTCAAATAGGTCACATACAGTGTAATCACTAAGACCCCAGTAATCCTTTGCATTATAAAATACTTTCCTCTGGTACTCCTCGCAGTTACTATCCCCTTTCTGGATCATGTTTAGAACATACATCATCTGTACGTTATACACACTGTCAGGGATCCATCTCTCCTTCTCTAATCTCTTTTTAGTTACATATATGTCAAGATCGTGAAGCTGTACTAATGTCTTAATGTGTGGATAAATATCCTCATGCTCCATTTCCGGGGAATTGGAGTTGTATACTCTCGCAGTTACCAATCTTTCTGTAGTGCAACTATAAAGAATAACTGCTAACGTTAATAATAGAATAAGTCTTTTCATCTGTGAATTATTAATGACAAAAGTTTTATCCATCCGGCAGCTAAGACAAACGAACTTATGATGAAGAATGGGACTGAAAATGTCAGGGAGATCAGAGTCATAAACATATTGGCTCGCTTATTCTCCTCTTTTCCTAAGTAACAATCAAGTAAGTATTTAATTGATTCTATCAATCTGCTTAAGAAAAACACTCCACAGGATAATCCACCGAAAATGTTTACTATTGGACTTGGAGATATGTTAGGTATATCCATACAGCTTAATCATTAATAAGGTTTGAAATACAATTAAACAGGATAACATAGCTGACAGCGTTATCGCCAGAAATCTACTCCCATATCCTGAATCCGAGAAATATCCAATTATATTTTTACAGATTATAATATCTGCAACGATAAATAAAGTTACTAAAAACAAATAGATTAACATCCCGATCAAAAATATAAGGGAGAGAACCAAGTCTCTCCCTAAATTTGAATTGTTAGCTGTCTAGGTACTCTACTGAGTAAGACTTCCGTCCTGTACTGTCAGTATCAATAAGTACCTTAAATCGGAAATCAGCATAACCATCTCGCTTGCAAACGAACGTGTTCTTGTTATCTCTTTCTACCATACACGTAGCTGCCCCTGAATAGTCATAAACTGAATTGGCAAATACTTCAAGATCCCATACATCAAGTCCAGCTGAGTCCTTTGCCAAGATCATTTCTTTAACTCCATCGAAGTTAGTAATGTCCTCTACTGAATCACAGACAAAGCTCATAACTACATACTTGAAATCGCTCAAATAGTCTCTCGTAGGATCTGACAGATTACAGCTGTCCAAGATCTGATTTGACCAGTCCTCAGCAAGATTCTTAGTAAGCTCTCTTTGAATTACTTCTCTTGCTTGACACTCATTCGTAACATACTTCTTACCATTTTTTCCACACGATGTTACGAGAATTGCAGTCAAAGCTACTGCAACTAATGCTTTCAAAAAATTCTTCATTTCTTCAGTACTTTCTCTTTGTATAATTTATCAATCAATTGTTCTACTTCTGGACTTACTCGTTTTCCCCCATGAATGATAGTTTGGCTGCTAAAATTATTTCCTTTTACGCTCTTGTAGGTGTGAAGTGCCCATACATCTCCTTTCGTATCATCGCAGATCCAGGTAAGCATACAGTTATCTTTCTTGAGATGGATCTCTCCCATGATAGTCATATCCCTGTCATACTCAAGGACAATGTTTACAATGTATCCAAATACATTCTTTACTCTCTGACTAATTGGAAGATTTTTGTTAGAGTCTCCAAAGTCTACTCCACTAATACGATGATTCCAATCTTTAGGATTATTAGACTGAACTGCTGCTGGAGCTTCTTTTCCAAGGAGCATGTCCTTCACATTCTTCAAGACAATGATGTCTTCCCTTGTCAGCTTATCGATTCCTCCTCGACAGCTATTAGCATAATTGTTCAGAGCTTCCAATCGAAAAGCGAGCGCAGTAAACTTCAACAATGAGTCTTGCCTGAACAACATCTGTCCAGTGGCTACTCCCTCCTTGTAAACTACTGCATCACAAGTGTCACAATCATAAACCTTCTGAAAAGAGGCGCAACTACTCATTGACAGTAAAGAAACGACTGTCAAAACTGATAATAAAATACTTTTTTTCATTTCGTTCTATTGTTATAAGTGGTTAGTTTTATATAATGTGCCATAAACCCACAAATCTTTAACTTGTTGGATGTAAGGCACGATTTTTGTTATTTAACATATTATCTTACTGTACTGTTTTGTATTTTACAATATCATTACTATCTTTGCAGCATTATGAGAAAGATTAATAGATCATATAAGTTTAGATTGTACCCAAGCAAGGAACAGGCCGATTTGATCGAAAGACATTTCGGTTGTTCTCGCTTTGTATACAATTACTTTCTCAATCAACGTAAAGAACAGTATAGACTAACTGGTAAGAGTGATAACTACTATGCACAATGTAAGTCTCTTACAGAATTGAAGAAGCAAGAAGAAACTGAATGGCTCAAGGAAGTAAACGCTCAATCTTTGCAGTTTGCTATTAGAAGCCTTGAAGCAGCCTATACTAATTTCTTTCAGAAGCGTGCAAAATTCCCTAAATTCAAATCTAAACGTTCCAAAAATAGTTTTACCGTCCCCCAATCCTCTTCTATCTCTAATAACAAACTCTTTATACCTAAATTTAGAGATGGTATCAAGTGTCGCGTACATATGGAAATAAGAGGAAAAATAGGAAAGGTAACTATTTCCAAAACGCCAAGTGGAAAGTATTTCGTTTCCGTATCCACAGAGGAGGAGTATATTCCGATTGAAAAATCTGGAAAATCTGTAGGAGTTGATTTTGGATTAAAGGACTTTCTTATCACTTCTGAAGGAGAAATTTTCAAAAATAATAGATATACAAAGACATATGAGAAAAAACTAGCTAATGCACAGAGACATCTTTCCCGTAAAAAGAAAGGTAGCAAAGGGTTCGAAAACCAAAGACTCAAAGTTGCTAGAATCTACGAAAAGATTTCCAACAGCCGTATTGACTATCTTCATAAATGCTCTATTTCTCTTGTAAGGAGATATGATATCATATGCATAGAAGACCTAAATGTCAAGGGTATGGTTAGAAATCATAACCTTGCCAAATCCATATCTGATGTAAGTTGGAGTAGTTTTGTTACTATGCTAACATATAAAGCTGATTGGAATAACAAGAAGGTTGTGAAGATAGACAGATATTACCCATCATCACAGACATGTAATGTCTGTGGAAATGTCAATAAGGAGATAAAAGACTTATCTATTCGTGAATGGGAATGTCCTATTTGTCATACTCATCACAATCGTGATGTAAACGCTGCTATCAATATCCTTCATTTAGGATTAAATAATTTATCATCGGCAGGAACTGTCGATTACACGGATGGAGAGGATGTAAGAACCGATCTTTTGAAAGGCCAATCCTCTGTGAAGTCCGAAGCACACAAGTCTTAACTTGTGTGTAGTTCATGTATAAGGTCATTTGCCTCCCAATCGTGCCAAATACTCTTCTCTCCAAAATAAGATCTTTTCCTCTGGCACGATAAATTCAACATCCCAATTCGGACTTGTTGTTCGAACTATCAAAGTATCCTTGATTACATTCAATGACCTTACTCCTCGCATCCTCTGACGCCCTTTTAATTCTTTCTCCAAATTTATTAATCTCCTCTTCTGTTGGTACTCTCAAATCACTTGTCTTAAATCTAATCTTCACTGGGGAAAGACCGTCGGATGTTACGCTTATCAAAGTAGTTTCAAATGCACTGCTCTCATGGTCCACTACCTTTCCAGTGAATCCTCCACTTATCGTTGAGGCAAGAAATGCTCCCTTACCAATACTATTCCAATCCCATTTTCTTGGTGGTTTTTCGTACTTGAAGATATTTGACTTCAGATCACCACTCTTAAATATGAATTTGAACTTATCGTCATAGTAAAATCCGTTCTTACCTAAAAGTCTTTGGAACTTGGACTTGTAATAACTGTCAGCTACATAAACATGATCAACGTGTGATGAAAGACTGGATCTCTCTAAGATTCCACCTGACACTGAAACTACTAATACCTCGTTTATGTAGGTATCGTGGTCATATACTACTCCTACTCCCTCTCCTGCAAGAACTACAACTGTTCCGATCAAATTGTCTACTTTGTCCATGATATACTCATCCAAAGGAAGTATATTACCATCTTCCGAGGTATAGACCTTACTTCTTATGTCCATATCATCTTCCAAGTACTTCTCTTCATAACTGCTACATCGACATACAAAGGATGCTGGTACAAACCATTCCTTAACATATTTACCATCAAAAGTGTATGATTGGATATAGGAGTCATCTTCATTTCCGTTATCAAATACTTTTACGCAATAAACACTGTCTCCATGAAGAGAATCCCAATAATACTCTCCTACTTTTACTTCTTCAATTTTCATATTAAATAAATTTTACCATTAATTTGTTTGCAGTTTCCATCAAACTTTCGTATGAACTGATTCGAACATCGCTTACTCCATTCAGTTCCTCAATCATTCTCTCGTTAATCTCAATTGTTTTCATTCTGTTCATTTTCATTTTCATTTTGTTCGTTTTCATCGTCGTAATCTCCGTAATAAAATTTATCGAGATATTCTTCTAATTTTTCAATCTCTCTTTGCGTGAAAATATGTTCAAAATCTGCCTTGTCAAAATGGACTAGCTGATTGTATATTTCAACTCCCCTTAAGTACTCATCCAGCCTATCTCTACCTTCCCTACCATCTAAATACCCAAACTCTGATAAGAATTCGCCCATATCGCTCGTCTCCCTAGTTAATCTGTAGTCACTAACTAGACTATATAACATGTCCTTCATGTTAAATCCCCCACGGTCTGGATTACATGAGTACCTGAAGAATATTCCTTCAGTCTTTCCCGATGCGTCCGCTCTAATTGATAAGAAGCAGTCATAACTATATACTCCCTTACCTACAAAATCAGAATCTTCATGTGAATCAGTAAAATGGATACCAATAATCCCAAGTTCCAAACAGAGTTGGAAGAATCTCTGATCGTTTTGATCTGGTCGAAACATATCTAGGTCAGAACCAATCATGTTAGCGATACCATCCATTCTCTTCAAATAAATTTTTTCAAGTTCTTTTTCCATAATAGTTTTATTTTGAATCCGTTAAATGTGATAAAACAATATCTACTGTAACTATCGGAGATAGGAGAGCACAAACTATCCCAAAAACGTTATAAGAAGGGTCTTTACTTAAAACAGAGTAAATAACCATAAAAATTGAAACTAACAATTCCAAATACTTTGCTGCAAAACACAGTTTAATCCTCCAATCCTTCATTTTCTCTTTAATTTATTGTGATATGTTTTTGCCCATCTCCATTTCTTCTCATTTACTTCCTTCTGGATCTTTTTCTCTGGCTTAATCGAGTCAATCTTTGTCATCTTACAGTATTTTCTATAGTCAGAGTCGATTTCCTTCTCCAACACGTTTTCTATCCTAACTCCTTTCTTGAAAGTCTCTACTGTTGGTGGATAACTGACCGATGTTCCATATAGGTACAGGATTGATCCGTCGAAGTCGCACCACCATTTTACGATAATGTCATGGACATACACGGATCCTTTCGTACTAAACTTTGAATTTCCAAAGTCTACATTTAATCTGTTAATTTTACTATAAAATACCTCAGCAGCTTTGTCAGACTTTCCTGACTTAATCATCTTGATTACATCCTCTTTACTGACTCTTTCTAGATTTTTATCTGACAATCCTCCTTTCTTAATTCTTTCCTTACATAGGAATAAATGTCTGTAGAACTCTTTGTCCATTCCAGTTTCTCTATTCCATTGTGACAGGAAAACTGCATCACGATACGCTCCAAGCACTTCGTACATAAGAACCTTCTCGATCTCAGATTTCAGTTCTGATTCTCTGTCCGGAATTAGATACTCTACTCCACCATTCACTACTTTAGCTTTGAATGATGTTTGATACATATTCTCGCAGCTAGTGAGTGATAAGAGTAGAACTGCGAGTAACAATAATTTAGTCTTCATAGTGTTCTTGATCCTCCTTGCTCAAAATTGTTAAGTCATACTTTTGCTTTCCTAAGAACTCCAATCCTTTCTGAGTTACATAGACTCTTGTGTATGTCCGATCGGGCCATCCAGTAACAAGCTCTTCCTTCAACTTAAAATAATCCTGCTTAACATAGGTCTGCTTTGGTTCATTCCTGTTCTTGAAGAAAATACCCATCTTTCTCAGTAACTTATAAAGGGTGTTTCTTCCAAAACCTAACTTAAGAAGTTTAGATGCTTGACCGATATCAACTAAGTCTTCTGTATTGATCACCTTGTCCATGAGTTCAGCCTTAGGCCTCACTATTTCCAGTTCTTTTTCCTTTTCTTCGATCATCCTTTGCTGTTCAGCTGCAAGTAAGAGAGCTTCTCGGAATGTCTTTGGAACCTCGAATCCACTAAGAGCTTTTTCTCTTTCCAATTGTTCCCAACGTAAGACCAATTTGGCTCTGGCCTCATCATTGTACTTCGTAGCTACATAAAGACATTCAGTCTTAGTCAGTGAGTAACAAGGCTTCTCACGATTTAATTTGTCCACATATGTCGACTCAACAAATTTCTTACCACCAGCTTTTATCCAAGAATCTTCCATACTCCTAATCGATTCCAATACGTGGCGGTGATCCTTACCAACAATCTCTGAGATTTCAATCGATGTCATTCTCTCAGTGGATGCTAATTCAAAATTTTCAACATTACTTTTCATATACAATTACTATAAAATTTGTTACTAATATGTCGTTATAGGAGATGAGCCGAAATTTCGGCTCATCTAAGTTATTGATTTACTTGTTGTTACGGTAGATGAGCCGAAATTTCGGCTCATCTCTTAGCTAGATGGGCTCAAATTTGAGCCTATCTCCCGTGCCGTAATTGAACCAGCGCAAAATTGCGCCCGTTGAATTTTTTTTTTTCAAGATTGGATCGAAACAATTCTAATTTTATTACATCATCTCATCTATCAATTCTTCAATCTCCTCTTTCGAAAAGAAGTCCTCAAACAGTATCTTGTACATCCTCTCCGTATCAGACAACTCTTTTCCTTCATCAATTCTATCTTTTACACATAAATAGTCCCCCAAATAAATTTCCATGACATCTTCTACTAATGGCATTTCATATACGTCGCTCAACGGTTCTATGATTTTATTTCCCCTCTTCAGTGCGAACCCATCACCCTCAAATTCTCCGATACACCCATAATACGTTATACCATACTTCCTTGAATATTCATCCTCAATCTCTGGACCGACAGCTACATCAACCATCTTTCCTCCCAAAAGACTCCTGTAAAAGTTTTCAGTTCTAAGATATATTTCCCTCAGAAACAAATCTCTTTCACTTTTTTCCATACTTTGACCTAATTAATTCTATCTCTTTCTTACTGAATATCTTCTCGAACATCTCTTTATAATATACCTGCCATCCGGTAATTTCTTCTCCTTTGGATTCTTTCTCTACAACCTCATCATAGTCATTGAGGAAAGTCTCAAATATCTCTCCTATCTCACTCTCAAAATCTATATCAGACAATGAGGGTAGATACAAATAACTAACACTTCCTTTATCCCTGAATTCCTTAATCATCACAATGTCTCCGGAATCATTTTCCTCATCTCCTACGAAACTGATGTCTGGAAAATCTTTATCAGTCTCTATGATTCCATCGAAATCGCTATAATTAATTTTCTCGTCAGTTTCTTTTTCACAAAGTTCATTAATCAAATCAACTAAGTTTTCAATCTTACTTTTCATAAATTAACAAATATAGAAATTATAACTAATATAATTGGTATTATCGCACAGATCACAGAGAGTAATGGTAATATCCTCATAGCACATTGTCTAGTTTTATTTTCATACAATGAGTCATCCCTGTATTCTATTAACATCAGTACTAAGAATGATAAAAGGAAAATCATGCTTAGAATAATTGGTATGACGTAGAAATAAATAATGATTGTCTTATCCATACTACTTACTTTACCTTCAGTTAATTAAACCAGTCCCCTGAATTAGGGTAGTGGTATCTACTCAAACTTATATGTGTCGCGAACCGCGACACTCTTGATTATCTGATAGTTACTTCCCAAAAATTAAAGTTAAAATTCCATACAGCAAAAATAGGATTCCTCCTACAGCCATTATTGAAAGTAGATAGAAAAAGAATTTAGCAAATACCTCGAATAAGTCATCACCGAATATCGCAAAAGCCAAAACAATGACTATTAATACTAAAATAAATACAACCGTTTCCATATAATAATTTTAAATTGATTAGACAAAAAAAAATTACCGTTATCCTCACGGACTACGGTAACTTGAAAAACTGTTTAATGACAAAAATCTAGTGTTTCCGCCGAGAATCGAACTCGGAGCCTACAGCTTAGAAGGCTGTTGCTCTATCCTATTGAGCTACGGAAACAGTTTGTACACTCAGAATCCATCTCGGATAAAAGTGTACCAATGATCAATTTAACAAACACATCATTATGTTTGTAGGGTAAACCGGATTCGAACCGATGATCTCCACATCCCAAATGTGGCGGAATGACCTGACTATCCCACTACCCTATTCTCCATGAATGTGACTCTTCATGGATTTCCACACCGAAATGTGGTACGAAGTATAAAATTTTCACCTAGGATCTAGAGCTCCACGGACCTCGCAAATTCATGTGGTGGGAAAGTCACTTCCCATAGTAGGCTCTTAAACGCCTGAAATTACATCTACTAATTCTTTCAGTGCGACGCAGCAAGTAGTTATCTAGATTCATACTTACCACGATTTAATGAGCGGGAAACGGGGCTCAAACCCGCGACCCTCAGCTTGGAAGGCTGATGCTCTATCAACTGAGCTACTCCCGCAAGCGCAGGGTCCGAACCATATCTTAGATGGTCAGACCCCGAAACTCAATCTATTTTAGATGAGCAAGTTTTGTTGGTGGTGAAAGATTCGAACTCTCGAAGGCATAAGCCAACAGATTTACAGTCTGTCCCGTTTGACCAACTCCGGAAACCACCAATTAAAATTAGGCGAGGACAACATGGTTAGAAAGAGGTGTTGTGGAGGATAACGGATTCGAACCGTTGACCCCCTGCTTGCAAAGCAGGTGCTCTAGCCAACTGAGCTAATCCCCCCAAATACAATGTTGTCTCGAAAGGATTCGAACCTATACCAACAGGACCAAAACCTGTTGTGCTAACCGTTACACCACGAGACAAATTAGGCGAGGATTAGTAGAGAAAATAAGTTGATCATTCTTACCTTCAGTACCTTCTCCTCACCTGTTCCGTCTATTGGTCGTTTGAAATAAAGCGTCCCAACATTTAAGCATTGACGGAAAAAGAGGCCGTTGGGATCTAACCTTCGCGAAGGTATCAGTTACCGGACGTCCAATATAATCTTTCATCATATTAACGTCACCTTATTCAAGGTACATACGTGGAACTGACAACACGCATGGTTTTTGAAGATAATCGACTTACTATCAGATCTACGGGATGATTAGTAAGTACTGTCTTTTGATTTTTAAGACACCAAAGACTGTGGCGGTTGAAGTTTTTGGAGATAATCGACTCACTATCAGATCTTACACGATATGATAAAATAAGTACTATAAAATCTTAATTTTTAATATGCCAAAAAGCTAGGTGTTGCGGTGCTTACGGGACTCGAACCCGTGACCTCCTGCGTGACAGGCAGGCATTCTAACCGGCTGAACTAAAGCACCATTTCAAGGTTGACTGCTCTTAACAATATCCTATGTCAACCTAAGAAAGGAACTAAAGAAGTATACTTCTAATGGATATTTGAGCGAATACATTTCTTTTGACCACTGTTGCGGGAGCAGGATTCGAACCTGCGACTTTTAGGTTATGAGCCTAACTGGGTGCCTCTCCCATATCCCGCGATTTATTTGCTCCACCCAATGGGTTCGAACCACTGACGCGAGGATCTTCAGTCCTCCGCTCTACCAACTGAGCTAGAGTGGAATTGGTGTAAAAGTCCACCATCCCGGATTCGAACTGGGGCACCTGAGGCTCTAGCCAACTGAGCTAACGATGGACTTTTGAGGAGGAACCCGGACTCGAACCGAGACACCGTTTTACCGATTACTAGTTGTTTTCAAGACAACTGCCTTACCAATTAGGCTTATTCCTCCAAGTTATTGTAGGGATAGAGAGACTCGAACTCTCACTCCTCTCGGAACCAGATCCTAAATCTGGCGTGTCTACCAAATTTCACCATATCCCCTGATAACGAGCGGAGAAGATAGGACTCGAACCTATACGTCATATTACTGACTACTAACAGTTTAGCAAACTGCCCCCTTACCAAATTAGGGTTACTTCTCCGTTGGGAGAAAAATTCTCCCTACAAAATTATTTTACTTCGCATATTTAAGGGTTTTAGCCCTGTAGTTGTGCCTGACCTCAAGTCATTGCCAAGCGAACACTGCTACTCCTTCCTTTAGAAGTACCACCTTGTTGTCTGACCACATCATCTCAAACAGTCTATTAACAGCATGGTTATCTAGATTTCCTAGATTAATTAATCCCAATCAGACTTTTTACGTATTCCTCCAGTAAGTTATAGTACCTATCGATCTTTTCATAACCATCATAAGTCTTGTAATTTACTATTCTATATTCATTAATGTCCCTAAATGCTTTATATGGGGTTGACCATCCTCCATGAACCCTATCCCAGAGTAACATAAAGTATGCTAATGGTTTATCTTCAGTGATGAATTCGTTTAGTCCATACCTATTAAGGGTAGCTTTTATACCATATTCATTCATTTTATCTTCGAACTCACTGTATTCCATGCGGTCTGAATCCTCGAACTTCTTATCGTCTACATTACTTATACTGCCTATTATACTCAAGGTTACGTCGTAATCACCGATTAAGTTTATCATAATTTTATATTTTTTGAGTCTGATATCAATTCTCCAATCATTTTAAAGAAACTCTCTAGATCTGATTCGTAGGAAGACGTGACCACTTCTGAGTTGTGTATGCGAGCCTCAAAACTTACCTTCTGTGAGTATTTATCGACTATTAGGGATAAGTCTGTACACTCAATACATTCAATACTTCCATTAATAGGTATGTAATTATGATTGAAAACAATCAACCTGTTTCCGAACAGATTTGATAAAAACTTTTTGTCCAGAATATGCCAATATACCTTTCCACTAATCTTATATGATATTGCTAATTCAATACCATCACTCGGGATTTCCTTTACATTACTTTGGTGGTTTATAATAGTCTTTATTTCATCATCGTCTAAATCAAATATTTTAAGTAAATTATCTGTTCCACATTTAGCTAATATTTCCATATTTATAGTTACCAAAGAAAGTATACAGTTTTCCAATTCTAAACACCTTATTACTCTTTTCAAATTCCTTTTCTTGTTTTCTAAGGTTCCCCTTGTAGAATGGGAATTGGAAATCAATTCCAGATTCCCTCCTTAGATACTCACCAAAAATTTCATCCCTATGGAACTCCGGAGAGTAGTGAAGAGTTATCTGATCGGATTTATCCATCTCCCCAAGAATTTTCCTTGGATTAAGACAATCTTCGTCGTACAGTTTCCAAAATGCGATGAAGTTTGGAACATCTTCCTTCCTAGCTATTAGTTCTGGTACCCCAGATATTACTAATGTCTTAGATAACCCAAAGATTTCTATACTTGAAAGAAAATTTTTTATGCTTATTGGAGTCGTGGCTAAATCGTCTTCTCCAAAGTCGAAATTTTCAACAATGGATTCGTATCTTGAAAGATCTTTTTCGTCAATCGTTTTCATCTCGTACTATATTTTGAGTTTTTTATTTTGTAATTGTATATAAAAGTATCTAGGTGATCATCAAACGTAAATGGTCCGTAGTGATTTATGTCCCTAAAATTATTGTATAAGAACATCTCGATCGTAAAATCAAATCCACTAGGATACTTCGATCCAGTTACGTAGGAGAATGCGCTTGACAATGCGTCACCGAGATATTCTCCCTTCCCGTAACTCCTGTAGTCCTCATATAGTTCCTGATTAGTTATATGACAGAGGTAATCTAATCCGAGATAGAAATATAGCCTATCTAAGTTTCCACTAATTGACACCTTGGACAACTCTTCATCTTCTGGGATCTCGTAAGAAACTTGGTCATTAATACGACACTTCCCGGGATAACTGGAGTACTCTGTAAATTTCAGAGAATTATCAACTAATTCATTAAAAATTAGGTAGGAGATATCGTCAAATCCCTTTACAATCTCCTCTTCCCTTTTGAATACTATATCCTTAGGGGTAAAGTTTTTAAATTTATCTATGTCTAAGTAGGTAGGATCTGATGAAGTAAAAAAGTTTCTAGTTACTCTCTTAAACTCAGATTCTGTTAAATCCCCAGAAATAAAATCCGTCACTCCATTGAGGAATCCAAAAAATCTTTCTAGAAATTTACCTAGATCTTTTGATTCGTCTATTTGTTCTTTGTTATCCATAATAATTTCTATTTCTTCCCGAAAGGAGATTTCTCCTGTCGGCAATTTGTCTCGTAAGTTAATGATAATCAGCCGAAACGATTTTCTTCGCTTCAGGAAATGTATGTTTCTAATAATCAGGCAAGTCGATTTTCTTCGACTTGGAGCTGCATATCGTAACCTTCACTAAATCATCCGTTAGGCATTTCTTCACTTCGGCAATCATCAAATGAAAAATATGTGATCATCAACCACTAATATACTCTCATCTTCCTCTATTTCTTTTCGCAGTTTAATCTTTTCTTCCTCTGGCAATAGATTATATTCTTTATCGTCAATATCTTTCTTTTCTCTTATGCATGCTTTTACTACATCCTCATTTGGGAATAGACGGGCTACATACCTCGATTCCATTTCATCAATCAAATCATATATGTCAACATATCCACTTCCTCCATATCTGTATAACCAGTATGAAAGAATAATCTTAAGATCTTCTTCTGAATCTATTGAAAAAAAATTTCTAAATTCGATCGAGAATCCGTAATGATTTGCAATCTCGCACATTCCATATTTACTTAATATGCCAATGAAATCAGAATAGCTAATTAATTTTGGAAATATCCTATACCCATCATCATTGAATATTTTTTCTAGATCACTCTCTACTTTCCTTGACTGTTCTTTTGATAACGTTATCATACTAATTCTAATTAATTACTACTGATCAAAATCTTTATTTGTATAGAAGAGGCATCCATAAGTAAATATAATACTCTGGTCATCCTCTATCTCCTTTCTCATCCTATTTCGATCTTCGTCTGGTAGGGCATTATAATCGTCTTCACTGAGTCCATATCTTCTACGTACACATATTTCTACCGGATCATCATGTACAATGAAAAGAGAGAACTCCTTATTCATTCTTTCTAATAATCCGGGAAGATAAACCTTCTCACCTTCTCCATATATAATCTTCCAGTAATACAGGATAGTCGAGAGATCGAGAGATCCGTCTATTGAAAAGTCGTTTGATTCACTCTCATTACTACAACCAAAATACTTTGCAACCTTTCTAACCCCATTTTCTACCAAAAGTTCTACAAACTCATTATATGTCATTGATTTGGGGAACTCCTTAGAGCTCCCCATACTGATCCTTTGTCTGTCCCTGCTTATCTGTATAATTTGTTCATCAGATAATCTTCTCATATTAAGATAATTATAAGCAATTTATTGTTCTAACCTGATCCAAGTACTATTTGGGTCAGATCAAATTATCTTCATATTCCAACTCATCCAATTCCTCATCAGTCTTCAACCCAAGAATTTCTTTTGCCTTCTCTCGATTAAACACAAACTGCTTACTACCATTTTTGCTAATGAGTCCAATCTTCTCCCACCAATGCGCTACATACTCTTTACCAGCTCTAGTATAGTTAAGTTGTTTATTCCACATGATTGGATCTCCATTTTCATCCAAGACAGGTACTTCGACTACCTTACCATAATTTTTATCAGAATACTTCTGAATGAGTTCATAGTGGTTCCGGAACTTTCGATGGAACTTCAAAGCCCTCATCAACCTACAGAAAATAACTGGTCCGGTACCAAAGAACTTAGATACCTCAGTGATAGTAAGTAAATGCTCTGACTTGGTGATCATTTCATAGTGTTCCAACTTACTGTCCTTCTTCTTAACTTCCAGCTTTAAGACATCTCTTTCACCCTCTGCTTTCAATCTCTCTTCTCTTTCTTCTTTCCATTTATCAACAATCAAGAAGAAAGAGTCTGGATTTGAAATGAAATTTTCCATTGCAATATCTGTAGCGTACATCCCTGTTTTGGCTATCGACGGTAGGACCTCCTTAAACACCCAATCTTGGAACTTCTTTGCATCAGGTTTCTTACTTTGGAAGATACATCTGTAGATGTTTGGCTCATCAATGAAGTTTACTGTCTGAGTTCCTCCTCCAGTCATACACTTGATCTGATAGATACCAGATTCATCTAATCTACCTTTCACTTTATTAGTTCCATCTAGGCCTAATGATCTCATAATATCTGGCAAAGATACTACAGGAATACCATTTACTACCGAGGTCCTAATCTCTCCAAAGTTACTGTTCTCAAAAATTTTCAAATTACTTTCCATGTTTTATACTGTTTATAAATTCTACAATTATATCCTTATATTTTTTAGATTTTTCTCTTCTACCACTAAATATCAAGTTTGCCAATCCATTACTTGATATGAACCACGATGAGTGTGACCCAAATTGAGTTTTTTTCATTAGTAGTTTCTTGTACTTTGGATCCACAGTTGACATCATGCTATATGGATCTTTATATCCTAGAATCTGGGATAGACTTTTAGCATGAAATATAGGATTACTCTTATCTCCGTATGCCTTGATCACTATGTCATCACAAAGTATATATTCTCCAAGGAGTTTTGGCTCTTCATTCTCTCGATAGGAAGACAATTCATTCATATTCAATAAGTTGTATTTGTATAGTAATGGGGGGGTAGATACAATTCTACCCCTTTAATTTAAAGGGTAGTCTCACAATAATTGGATGTTACACTACTAAGGTCTTTTACCCACAAAGTGTGGAATCATCGAATTGAGAGGGGGGTTTCATTTGTAGTAAAATCCCCCTCTTACTATGATGATTCATCAATATGAGAGTAACTACCTTAATTGGGATTTTGACACAATTGTGGAGGGGTATTTATTACAAGTAAATATCCCTCCCTAATAGGGAAATTGACCACATTAGGTAGGGTAAAAACAAAGGAGCCCAACAGACACGAAACTGTCCACTGAACTCCCTTTAATTTATTTCACTTCTTCGTTCTGGAATAACTCTAGAAGATATTCTTCCGCCTCCATAAATGCCTTTCGTAAGATCATCTTTTTATTGTCTTTCTCCTTCACAAAATCAGCTAGACCTCTAATTGTACCTTTCCGCTCAAATAGTCTTGGTATATAAAATATAGAAAAACTAATCAACATTTCATGGTAGTTATAGAAGTTTTTAAATTTGTTAGAGACATACGTTAGATCCAACTTCTTATCCACATCTGGAACTCCTACATGACCCTCTATGAATCCAATACCTGATTTCTTAGTACGTTCATCGCCGTCGAAAGAGAAGAGATTAATACCGTAGTAAATTAAACTTGCAATAGCTCCTATAGCGTTAATTCTCTCTGATCTAATCTCCACCTTGTCAACGCCTGAAAGATCCTTTCCAGATGCCCAATCTTTCCAAAGTGACATATTCAATTATCTGTTAAGTTCTATGTCTAGAATTGATTTCGAGTTATCGTTTGTGTTATTTTCCCATCCAAGGGGCATGTAGATACCTTTAAGGGTTGGGGCAACTCCCTCATAGTTACTATTTTCCAACTTCTCAGACTTCTTCATCTCTCTTTCGTCATTCCTATCCCTGGACTCCTTCTTCCTGAAGTCCTTCGTCTTAATCTTGGTGACGATTCTCTCTCCTGATCTATCACAGATTCCGTAGGGACACTTCAACACCAATCCTTCTGCCTGCAACGTCTTATCATTCGACTCAGTTGACAAGAATCCATTTCGAACCTTTTCAATGGCTTCAGGAATTGTCATATGTCCAACAATCGGTACGACCTTAATCCCTAACTTATTGGCAATATCTTCAACATTGTCCCTAAGTAGCCACCACTTTCCAATCTTGACATCAAACAGGATGAAGTCTACATCTTTTGAATTGTATCTCTTTCCGCATTTTTGGATGTTTACTCCATATCCTTCCCCATATAAAACTGCAACGTTATCAAGTTTCCTTTCTCCACTATTAAGTACCTCGTTCAGTTTTTCAACAGGAAACAAAGACTTCAGTTTTTCTAAGAGTCTCTTTGGAATTTCGGATACCTCTTCCCTTCCCATGAACTCAACTCTAACCATCCTACCATCTTCTTCAGGTGGAAGTACAATTACTCGAATGTTTGTTCCATCGATCTTTTCAGTAGCCTCCCACTTAAGCTCAGATAGATGACCAAAAAGTGGATTAGTAAACTGATCGGGAATAATAACTTTTCTGTTATCCCTCATAAATAGAGTATCAATCTTCGGATACTCAGTTTCTTCAAAATTAATCTCCATAATCTAAATCATCGTTATTATAGTTAATCCATTTTACTCCAATGAATAAATCAGCAATTGAACCAAACAATCCTATCCAAGGACTCCCATGATTAAATACATGAATAAAGAAATATAGTACCAAGCAGATAATCGCAACCTTTACTGGCACGTTAAGGTAAAGAATCTTATCTATAAATTTCTTCATCACTAAATCTCCCATCTGCTCTTAAGATTGATCTCATTTTATATAAGGTATTGTTAGTCGGCCTATAATCCTCATCCTTAACATTATCACAATATCTCTTCTCTGGAAAGTCAATGAAGTCGCTGTAGAACCTTTTTATTCTGGTTATGGCCAAGTCGTCTGAAGGTACCTCGACCAACTTCTTGATCAGTTCCTCATCCATAACAATAAAGGTAGCTCGGTCTCTGTTCAGATCTTGTCCAAACAGTATATATCTATTAGACCAATTATCATACATCAATACTCCAGTTATGTCATAGTTATCATACTTGAACTTTAAGATCTTCAGCTTATCACCGACCTTAGTCTCTAGTAGGTTTGACTCTTCTCCTCTGTTGTCATCGACATCAGTTATTCCTTCATCAACCTTCTCGAAACTCTTATCTTCGAATCTATTTCTAACAGTATTCCTGAGAACCTCCATTAAATCACTATCTTCCTTATCAGTATAGATAAGATCACCCTCAACTTCAATCTTCATTCTACTAAAACTCTCACTTTCAAACCTTTTTACCATATCTTTTTCATGGGATACGTCCTGTAAGGTGTTGTATTCAGAACCTAGTCCTCTACTAATATAATCCTCTGGACTCATCAATCCAACATTCACAAGATCATTCCCGTATGCATGATTAAATAGGGCGTAATTTCTACCATAATTAGTTACTAGGAAGGTCTTTCCATTAATAAATACGAACTTGAGATTTCCTAAGTAATCAATATTCTCTATATCCTTATCCCCATCGTCAAAAGTATAGTAATTCCCTTTAGACTTATCAGTTTCAATCTTTTTGTCTAGGTTTTCCACGATCTTACTTATGACAGATTTAATCTCATCTCTATCTGACTTAAGGATTTGAAGTGACTCTTCTTCCGAAAGATTCTCCCTGATTATTGAGAGTACGCCATCAATAAAGGATGCTCCAAAGGGATATAAATTACCCTCTCCAGATTTTATGGAGTCCCTAATTTCAGTTAGCCTACAATAATTATATAGGAGATCCCTTATCAACGATCCAGCAAACTTAGATCTAGTTACTTTTATATCTTCAGTGACTTTTGAAAATATAAGAGTCAAGTCTTCATTTGTACTAACAATATAGTAGTCTCCAGACTCTGATTTTACTACTATTCCTCGCTCCTCTCTAAGGTAGTAAACTACTTTTAATTCTCCTTCACCTGGAGTGGTAACAAACTCATCAATATTTTCCATATCAGTCAAATATCCCTTCAATTAAATTACTTTTATCTTCAAAATTTACCTTTGGATCCTTGTATGTAGAACTTCCATCCCTCATACTTCTCCAGAACTTAAATAGTCCATTCAACATCTCATCACCTAGTCCAGTAACTACTAATCCTCCTCTATACTTGTTTATGATATAAAGATCTCTCATAAATCCCCATCCCAGATAGGTACATCCAGTAAAGTCTATGATGTATCCCTCATCGTGGACTATCTTGGGACTTAAATACGTTGTGTAAAACCTGCTCCCAAGAAATTGTGGGATATAGTCAGTGAGGTCTTTAATTACTATTTTAGTAAGTTTCATCACTGAGTTATCTTAATGAACTCCGGTACTACTCCATAAAGAGGGGTCTTACCATCCCACTTATCAATAAACTGTTTGTACAGGATCTCCCGAGTAAGTCCCTTAGACATAATCAGTGCCTGCTCAGTCTTCAATCGCTCCAATTCATTTCTCTTCTTTTGCTCTTCAATCTGTTGATCAAGAACTGAAATGTTTGTATTTACTTCGTTTCGATTATCAATCTTTTCCTTAACCTTACTTGAAAATTCTAATTGAGCGGTAAAAGTAAGAAGTTTAAATCCTCGCTTCTCAAATTCTTCCTCTACTACCTTTTCCAATTGTCTTTCGAATACAAGGGATCCTCCATCGGCCATTAAGCTATCAGTTTTATACTTTCTACTCTCTTCTTTGATTAGATCATAGATCCGAGGCTCAAGAATGTTGTCCTCAATTGATTCCATGAACTTATCATTTCGACCGTCATCAATGTGCTTATTGTCGAATACGACATCTATAGCACGTTCCTTAATTACTCGATAAGAGTAGGCAGGCTTGGCTGTGAACTCTGTATTATCAGCAGCCTTTAAAGTAACAGGTTCTTCGAACTCACCTCTCTGATCAAATAAAGGTACTTGGAACAGTTCGGTTCCTGGGGCAATTGTAGATACTCTTCCAGTTACGATAGTAAAATCCTTCTTCCCATCCTTACCGAAGTTTTCCATAAGCACTCCAGCATAGTTTGGTGCAACTCTTTCACATGATGTGAGCGAAACAATTGAAATAGCTAATACACCTAAAATAGCAAAACTTGAAATCTTTTTCATACTACAAAATCTTTATTTACTGTTTATATTTTCAATTCTTCTTATTTCCACTATAATCAGAAAAGGTAATCATAATTAAGCAAACACCGCTTAATATTACCATAATACTTCCTAAAATTATAATTATTCCCATATCTGTTCAATTATTATCGAATACGAATCCATCCTTATACCAGTAATCTGATATGAATAGATCATTTGCAAATTTCTCAACATCAAAATACATCCTTGCAAATTCAGGGAGATCATAGTCGTCCAGTAAACTCTCTGCAAATTCTTCCTCACTATCATACTTTCCGATATAACTATCATTAAAGTTTGATACCAGTTTGTGTGGATCTCCGAAGTCCGTAGTTTGTCTATTGTCAATCCATATCCAAAATGCCTCTTCTTTATCCCTATCCAAATCTAGGATTTCATCTCTTAAGTAAAAGAAATCTTCACTCAGACTGGACTCACTAACTAATTGTTCCGGAATATTCTCCCAATCTTGAAACATGAACTCAGGGTCTTCTTCGTCCTCGTGAATTTCTGCACACTCATAGAGAAAATCCTCCAAGTAATTAAAATCGGACAAGTCTACCCATTTGCCATCTAATGACCCGTTGTTGTACTTAGCCCTAGTACCTACATAAATTTTCGCCTCTTGTAAATTCATACTATGGTTTATTTCCTAACTGATCGAACAAAATTATCTTTTCATTATTCCCGTAATAGAATCTCATCCCATACCTATCTAAAATCATCCAGAGATTTCCTTCTTTCGACCTTATATTACCTAATCCTCTAAGTATGGACACATAGTGATCACTTACTTCTACTCCAGTAAAAACTAAATTACTTGTGCTTTTCTCATAGTACACTGTAAGTCCATCTTTATCCCTGTAACCAGAGATATATACAAAATCCCCTATTGTTATTGGACACCTATCATTTAATACGTACTTATCTCCAGACCTGTCCACAAAAACTCTGTTGGGATTCTTTTCAATAAGTTCATTTCTCTCCATTGTTTCTAGTTCGTCCTCCCAATATTTCTAACCACTTCTCTATATCCTCACTAGTAAGTATGAAGTTCTTTTGAGTTCTTCCACAGGAATCTTCATACTCTCCTTCTACTAAGGGCCCTCGACCAAGAATGTCTTCCCAATACGATTTGTTGTTCCTGATTGATCTTAGTACGCTCTTATGTTCTCTCCCTAATTCCCAGGCCAAGTTCACAGATGAATACATATAAACTAATATTTAATATTAATAACTTGTGGATAACTAACTAAAGTAGCACCAAAGAATGTAACGTCAATAGTCCTCTTCTTAGTATCAATCGAATAGATATTGAACGTATTGTTCTTAATACCTACAGTTTCTCTTTCAATTGGAGAGATTGGATTCTTCTCTGAAGGAGACATATTATTTGATACCAATACAACCTGATTTGGTAGATTAGAATTACTGTTTGGGATTCCTTTAACTTCGTAGTTGAAGTACGTATGAATATGTCCGCACATATAACAAATAAACTCTCCGGGGGCATTACTGAAGTCTGCATCGACCTTCATAACATCTCCCTTAACAAACTTATTCTTGTACTCCTTATCCAATTTACTCTTACTCCTGAATGCCTCAATGATCTCAGGGATCATATACCAAGAGTACTCATGTTCATTATATACATACTTCAAAACATCCTTATCAGTTGTCGGAAGTGGATGGTGAATCAAAATAACCACACTGTGTCTTGGAGTCATTCCCTCCTTAAGAGCCACATTCACGAGCCAGTCAATCTGCTTATGAGAGTAGGCAGGATGTAACTGAGTACTTACACTATCACTTTCATTATCTATCTCATCCAAAGAAATGAATCGAATGTATCCACCATTATTGTCAGGAAGATCATAGTAATAGTAATTTACCCTTCCTCGGATCTTGATATTACCTCCAATCTTACTTGTAACTGTGCTGTAGAAATCCTCCGTAGTAATCCATGAATTTTTGTCCTTATTAATCATGTTTCCATCGTGATTTCCCGTACAAGTCAGCGATACTACTCTATTCGTATCAGTAAACAAGTTCTTAGAGAAAACACTAAGATACTCCATTGCAGTTTCGTGAGGAGTTCCTTGATGATTATGGATAAAATCTCCCGTTGCCACAAGAACATCAAAATTACGGCTCTTATTCACGTAGTCTACAGCTTCAATGAGATTCTTTGGCTTATGGACTGAGTTGTTACTTGACCAATGTGATACGTGAACGTCAGAGATATGAGCCACTACAAACTTACCATCTTCCTTTCCAGATAGGATCTTTGATAGCATCTTGTCTGCATTGAGGAAGTTGAGATTTGGTTTTGGAGACTCTTGTTTTGGTTTTGGTGGTTCTGGTTGAGGAACTGGATCGACTATGATGCTGTTCTCAGGCTCACACCCGGTAAAAAGTGATAGCATGAATATGCTAATTACTGATAAGATAATGCTTGATATAAAATTCATTGTTCTCATAATTAATATTCTTATTTAATTTCTTCGCAAACGTTTTTTCGTTCATATTTATTTGTCTTTTTCAGTTTTGTCCTAACATTTCGATCGACTAGATCTCCTGTATCTGTCAAAACGGATTTGTGATAAGATATTCTGACGGAGTCTTCTACTCTAAATCCTCCTAAAATATCTCCACTAATATCGTCTATCAAAAACTTTCTTCCGAAAGTATCTTCATAGATTGGGTACTTATTGTTCTCTCTTGTTGTCATAACATAACGACATAAAGGTCCCCGGATACCCGGGGACACTATTATTTACTTATCAAAAGGATCATCTTTCCTAAACTCATCACGCAATCTTCTCTTAATCTCCCTGAGTTTGGGGACAATATCATTTGTTTCGTATTTATACCACTTCTCCCCATCAGATTTCTCTACTACAACCCTTGATAAGTTACTCTCTCCAGCCATAGCTACACACAAAATGTACATAGAAAGAAGTCGGTTCTTATAGGATTTGTAGGTCCCAACCTTAACATCTTTCTTGATCGTAAGATTATGACCTTTTCCAGAAATACTGATCAAATCCACTAATTCATTAGATCCCTCAGACTTAAGAACTACGGACTTAATCTCAGAACCATCATCGGCAATTGAAATTTTATCAAAATCAAAGTAGTCAGATGCCTTCCTAGTGGTATCTAGAAGATTATAAGTAGCCTCTAAATACCTCATTCCCTCTTTATCCACATCTATAGAACAGTCTCCAAATAACCTACCAGTCCTAACACTATCTATATTATACAGTTGTCTCCTGCATATACTTACCCTATCTCCTAAAAGAGTTCCTTCAAAAAACGAGTAACTAAACAGACTACTATACATTGACATAAGATAAGTATCCTTATCTTTTCCTAATATGTCTTCACTACGTCTAACGGACCTGAAAGAGGACTTCAAATTTATGTTATCTAATCCAACTCTCACCATTAGGTTCTTGATTGATTTATAATCCTCAATATCATTAGTATACATAAAATCTTTGGTATCGTTGAATTCCCAAATACACAGTGTATTGTCATCAACAATTCGAACAAAAATATAGTTCCCATCAGATTTCCTAAATGCAACCCCAGATTTGTGCTTCCGTTCCCCTGCGAGATAGAACACTTTATGACACCCGATATATCCCAAATAAAACGGAATGATTGTCTTTTCTGTTTCCATAATTTAGTTTTTTAATATATTATTACAATACGAAAGTTTCTCTCTAATCTCTTCATAGGCATTCGAAGATAAATCTCTGTCTGTGCTTTCTACAGTTCTTTTCAAATTATTAATCATCTCAAGAACCCCCTTAACTCTGAACTCGTATCTTCCAAATCTTTCATTGAAGTAATCTCTAACCTGTATGGATAATTTTGATCCAATTATGTCGTAAATAGTGAATGTGTGATACAGTGAGATTGCAATAGCCATATTCGTATCCTCATCTACTGAATATTCCTCCACACAAAATCTTTTATTATCAGCTTCACGAAGTTTATTCCAAACATTACGAATTTCATCTGTGATGTCAGTATCTCTTGATAAGTTGATATCTAAGCAATTCAAGATAGTCATAATATACTGACATCTTTTATCTTCATCAATATCATCAGGCAAATCATTGAATCTATCAAATACTTTGAATTTTTCTTCTTGTGATCCCCTTATCTTTAGTAGGTTTTCTCTAACCAAATCTGCAAGTGAATCATCATATCCCTTACCTAAAAAGACTGACTTCTCATAGAACTCCCTACAATGAATGTTTCCGTCATCACCTAAATTAACAAATAGAGATCTATTATGTGGCTTTCTAAACAATAGTCCATCTTCACTTATAGGGTAGTTTATATGACGGCATCCACAATATTCAAGATAACGTGGAGAAATTCTATCTTTAAGTTCCATAATGTATAATTTTTATTGTTATATTAATTAATCTTGGAGACCACAGGGGCCTCGAACCCCTTGACACTCCATCCAATGTGTGGCCTCTTTATTACTCCTAGTCCTTTGGTTCAAGTGACTTAAGGTGGTCAATAATAGTTTTTAGATAGTAAAGAATCAGTGAACTGTCTTTAGAAGTAATGTACTTCCTATAGTCTCCATCAATCTTTTTACCGATCAACTCAGCTAGTTTTACGAGATCGTCAGTGAACTCTCTGTTAATACGTTCTTCTTCGGCCTCCTCATTGTTGCAACCAAGTACCTTATCGACTACAGCTTCAATATAGTTTCTGTAACTATCTACGTCATTTGTCTCAGTCCTCTCCCAAATCTTACCGTTGTTCCCTTGGATCAATACAGAGGTGATATTTGTATCTTGATCGATTAGTTGTATGAGGAAATCGGTCTTTTCAGTGTCAGTTAAGTTACGATACTTGAAGGTACCTAAGTCGATCTTAGGAACCTCACGAATTACGAGGGAGTATTCCTCATCACCTTTTTTCTTAAGTCCTACCAAATCAAAATCACCTCCATAATTCCTCTCTTTTACAATTAGTTTAGCGAAGCAGATTCCAGTTTCAATATCTAGAACACATCCAATGTTATCAATATTAATCTTATCTTTCATACTGTAGTTTGTGAAGTGGATATGTATCTTCTCCGATAGATCTCTTCCTTGCTCTTCTAAGATTGTATCAGATATGCTAAGATCTCTGTCACTGACAATCCCCACAATGTTTTTATATAGATCTTGAAATCTAATTGTATTGACACTCTTTACTCGATCCCAAAGTTTAGATACTTTATCAGTAATCATATTCTTATGTGAGAAATTAATGTCTAGACAGTTAAGAATAGCTAGGAGATATTGATTCTTATCGTAAGGCTTTAAGACATGTTCCATTTCCCCCTCTGATGACACATCAAAGAATTTAAATTCTAACTCTGAAAAATCTCCAGACATTATAACCTTCCCAATCTCTCGTACAAGCTCATCGTCCCTACCACATTCCTTAAACAGAATATTGTGTGCAAACTCCCTGCAATGAATAGATCTAGACCCTTCTTTTTTATATACAAACGCGTAGGTTCCATCCACCTTCTTGAATAGTAGACCTTCGAACCTCTCTAAATGATGTTTAAATGAATAGACTCCAACATATTCCAAATAAAATGGGATAAAAATCTTCTTTGTTTCCATACTTTTGTTATTGTTTTTATTTTTATTAATGAAATCTCTAATCTTTCTTAAATGCATTCCAAATAAATAATCCTTCCTGTAATCATTCTCTTCTGATAGTATTTTTCTTCCAACTGCCTCCCTAATAACGCAGAAAGAAAAATCTCTTTCCAATAATTCATTTATAATTTTAGATTTGCGATCTTCATCTACCCCATATACCAAATTTTCATTGTCAACGATCTGAGTAACTATTAATTCCTTATCTCCAAAACAATTAAATTCAGTAGAATATATAGTCATTGTTCTCTGATCATCACTTTCATACTCTATAACTCCCAATATGTCTAAGGCAGGAATATGAACAACTTTCACATTCTCAAATTCTTTCGTTTCCATACTTTTAAATTATACTTTTTTTATTTTGTTTTTCTAAGTTATAAATTCTATCTATTATAGATAATAGGTTTCTTCTAATAACTACTCCATCTCCAGGAAAATTTTTCCAATTAACCTCATTTATCTTCGAAAGAGCATACTCTGCAACATGTCCAACTGGCTTTGAAAATAGTTCAGAATTTTTAGGGAGATCCACACCAGAATTTTCTACTATCGATTTTCTTAGTTCTAACAGGTAGTCTCCAAACATACCAGATGATCCTAATATTTTGTACTTGGACTTTATACCATCCTCATTTGTCCAAGTTCTACTTACTGAGAAAATTCTTGTATTTTTATCTAATATTTTATATACAAAACTTTTCTCTGATGAGTCCTTGAGAGTGACGTACCTGTCAGAATCTAGATCAGATTCATCTTCCAATTCCTTTACAACTATAGAATATCCTTCATCCTCCGAGAATTTAACTCCGACAAGATATTCTCCACTATCTTTGCCAGACATGAACAGCCTTATGAAGCTAATTCCAGATTCTGTGTCTCTAACTCCATTCAGCTTGCTGAGATCTATTCCTTCTGTGCCTTTCTCACTTTCCTTTATGATATGATGATACGAACTCTCCAAAACAAATCCTGCATCCCTTGACTCTCTTCTAATACTTTCATGTTTTCTAGTCTCCATTGAATAGAGTATTGAGTAGTATCTATCTCCCACTGCGAGTCTATCCTCATCCAGTTTCGACATCTTCCTCCAATACTCATATATTCCATCTACTCCATATACCTTGTTAGTATAGAAATCAGTGCTTATGCAATTAAATATAGTTAATAAGTATAAATTTTTGTCTTCATACTTAATAGGATTGTAATTCTTAGAGTCCAAGATAACTGAAACATCTGTATAACCTTTCCAGATAATTTCTCTTAATCTATCTACCAACGCCTTGCTCTCATTTTCTCCCAACCTTTCCAATTCATAATGATCAGGCGAAGAGATCTCGGATATTGATATGGACTTGTCAGAGATTATCTCAACTAGAACACAAACATCACCTACTCTTCTAAAAGTTACTCTACTATCGTTTTCACCGAATTTACAACATCCAGCGTATTCCAGATAAAATGGAATAAATAAGTTTTTTCTTTTCATATTTTTCTATTTATACATTAATTAATTCTAGTATCCTCTTTATCATCCTATAATTTGACTCAACGTCCTCCTCACAATACTTCTTCAGTTCTTCCCAATCGATCTCTTCAAGTTTTCTAAGATGCAAATTTTCTCCAGTTATCTCAGTAGACTTACACTCGATTCCAAGGCATGAGCATACAGTGGACAAAGAAGTCCCTCTAAAAGATCCAAACTTCCAGAGGGACATTGTATCTACATTCTTCCTTTCCCAAGGCTTTGAACTAACCTCATTAATAAGGTCAGGAACCCTAATCCCATTAATTATATATCTCTTTATAAGATAAGGAATGTCGAATGTACTGATTGCATGACCAATAGCGAAGTACCTTTTCTCATTCGTCCTTTCAAATATGTTTGCTAGAGACTCCAAAATCTCTTTTTCATTCATTCCATAAAAGCTCTTCGTACTAAATCCACCAACAGTATTCTCAAACCCAAATGTAGCACACACTACCTGTGAAAATTCAGGATAAAGTCCAGCATCTACTATATACTGTTCATCAGGAGTCCCATACTCATTCTTGTTATAATAATGAGTAATGAACGCATCTTGAAGTTGTGGAGATATTTCACTAAACTCCTTTCCTCTGTGAGTCTCAATGTCGATGAATAGTGCCTTCTCAAGATTCATAATCCAAAAATATTTTTTAGTCCAACTACAAACTTCTTAAATATAAAATATGCAAATGAAATTATCATCAGTATTATGTCAACCACAAGTGACATGAAGAACACTGTAATTATTATCAGTGCTATCATCCATAATAAAAGTGCCATTATAATTCCCTCCTAATGATCTTTTAATAAAATGACGAGTGAGAATATAATCATCTTAGGTATCCAAAAGTATTCTACTATGAACTTACCAATTGGGGATAACGAGATTTTATCTCCAGTATCAGTGATCTCAGATAAATCTCCTAAATACCTAAACCCATTGCTAAGACGTGTTCCAATGTACCTCCCATCGTCGATAACGTCGACAATGTATCTATTTTCATCCTTATCCTCATAGATAGGAAACTGCTCTGCTTTTAAGTTTGATTTCATAATTAAAATAAGTTAAAATTAAAAAGTAAAAAAAAAATACCACGATCCTCACGGACAGTGGTATATAGAGTATTTACTCAAAAAAAAAATCGCAATTAGATCAGGAGACCACAGGGGTCTCGAACCCCTTGACACTCCATCCAATGTGTGGTCTCTTTTATATCATATTAGTCCTTAGACTTTAAGTTATCTAAACACTTACTGATAGACATCAGGCTGTACATGATTGGGCGTGAAGAATCATAGTCAATCTTATCCTCGACACTCGATAACTTATTTTTAATTCTATCTACAGTATCTAAAATCACGCATACAAAATCTTTACTACATTCCGCATCTTCATGCAGACTACATTCCTCGCCATCGATTACCTTGTCAACCACGGCTTCAATGTAATCTCTGTAACCATCCACATCATTAGTCTCAGTATTCTCCCAGATCTTGCCATCGTTCCCCTGGATCAATGTAGAAGTAATGTTTGTATCTTGATCGACAAGTTTTATGAGAAAGTCAATCTTCTCATCGTTTGTTAAACTACGATACTTACATGTATTCAAATCGTTCTTAGAGACCTCACGGATTACAAGGGAGTACTCTTCATCCCCATTTCCCTTAAGTCCCACTAAATCAAAATCACCTCCATAATTCTTTTCTCTCACATCAAGTTTCGCGAAATCAATTCCATCCTCAATGTCTCGAATGCACTTAACCTTTTCAATATTCATTTTGTCTTTCATTTTGTAGTTTTTAAAGTGTTCATATATTTTATCCGACAATCCAGAGTCTCCAAAAAGTGCTATCCTACTTGGACTGAAGATTCCTCTGTCCGCAGCAATTGGATTACATAGTTCAGGCTCATTAAGTTTAGGCTTCCTCACCTTATCAATTTCCCTGAGGGACTTCCAATCTACTAACACCCCATCAGTTATCATACTCTTATGAGAGAAATTCATGTCAAGACAATTAAGGATAGTTACGAGATACTGATCCTTCTCTGAATCACTGACAGGCTCATTCGCTCCACTAAACCTATCAAAAAGGTTAAACTCTAACTCTGAGAAGTCTCCAGACATTATAATCTTCCCAATCCTTCGTACAAGATCATTATTGGTCACTTTATCGAACAACTTATCATCTTCAAACTCTCTACAACAGATAGCCCTAGACCTACCACCCATGCTATAAACAAACGCACAGCTTCCATCTACCTTCTTGAATACTAGCCCTTCAATCCCATATGCCCAATTGATTGAACAAGTTCCTACGTATTCCAAATAATATGGAATAAAAATTTCTTTTGTTTTCATAAATTCTAATAGTTTTCTAAGTTTATAAATAGAAAAAAAAATAGTACGAGCACTGGGAATCGAACCCGGATCTACAGTTTAGGAAACTGTCGTTCTGTCCGTTGAACTATGCTCGCAGTTGGTCCACTCGTCCTCACGGATATGTGAACCTTGAATAAAAAAAAACTCTTATGAAAAATGAATCGTCCGAGTAGCAGGACTTGAACCTACAACCTCCTGTGTATAAGACAGCTGCGCTAACCAATTGCGCCATACTCGGATAAATTTAACGCCACTATTCTCACGAACCATGACGTCACAATAAACAAAAAAAACTTTCAAAAAAAAAATGGAAACTATCTACGGCTCTTACTTATGACACATCCATTATAGACATATCCTCTACTCTTAAAAGCCATAAACATGTCCGATTCTATTCTGACACCCATTCTATAGCTTGCGAGTGCTCTCACAAATTCATTTTCGTCATTCATCAATTCGTCAAGTATAAGGGGATGAACCCGGGAATTGGATGCAACTCCAAATCTTACCATCGGATCACCATCTTTCGACAATGTCCTTAAGTCATACGGAGAAGTTTTCTTATTCCTAGATACCCCAAATCTCACGTTCCTATTCTCGTGACTTACATGATCGTGAAGGAACTTAGTGTCCACTGCACTATTGTCCTCGTTCATTACTGTGATCGTCAAAATTCCAAACTCACTCTCGTCTACCAAAAAAGGCTTTGCTGTTGCTTTCATAATCCTGTTCTATTTTGATTTTTAATAAATAAAAAAAAAATAAGTAGACTGTCAGGGAATCGAACCCTGATCAAACTAACCATAGCAGTCTTGGCTGAAACAGCCATTAATACGATCTCATCTTCTCGAGCTTCCTACTGACGAAATCATCAATACTCACGTCATCTCTATACCAACTATCCTCCTTCTGGACATAATTGACTAAGCTCCTTATGGATGCATATATGATGACTACTGACACGATCAGGATTCCCATCTTATCTCCTCCCGATCTTCTTATCCTCTCTAGGTACAAATACCTTACTCCCAAGATCCCACCTGAATAAGGATCTCTTCATAGTCTGTCTGTATTTATGACGATCATCGTAAGATGCCATCTTTACGAACATAGCCGGAATACCTTCCTTCTTAACTATGCTCCCTGAGTTCATTGGAAACATAATATCCAATGAAGTATCACCAAGTATAGGATTCTTATTTTCAGAACTTCCTACTACTCTTCCAATCTCTCCAGAAACACCAATGTAAACAATGCTTCCGATCTTTCCGTTGAATTTCTCTCTAATTTCCATTTTTTTTTTTTGATTTTATTGATTAGTTATCTTTTGTTATTTATTTCTTTAAGAATGGGAAGAAGAATCCGATGAATCCAAATATCATCGACCAGATCCCTTTGATTACGCTCCCAATTAATGAGAACACAATACTCAATGTTGCAACCAGTAAAAACATGGCTACAAATACCTTAGAAAAACTTATTGCAAGTAACATGTCTATTGCTCCTTTTATTTTGAAAATTAATATTTGTAGTAAAGGGAGGAATCGGACCTCCCAACTGGCATTAGCCAGTTTCTCCAAGATTTACCTACTCTTTACCTTCATGCGATAATACCATAGTAAATATGGCAGATAAAAACGCTACAGATAAAGAAATTATCACTGATATTACTATGTATATGTTCTGGACAAAAGAGATTCCCAACAAATACATTAATATCATTACTACACTGAGAAGTGAGAGACCTATCGATAAGAAATTGAGATACTTAATCGCTTTCATGTCAAAAAAAAAATATTAGGACAAAACAATAATAGAGGGAGATTACTCTCCCCCATTCCTTAATTCTTTAAGACCTATGTGCAACTCTCCTATACAGACTTTGCTCGTATCAATCATACCTTCAATTCCAGTCTGGGTTACAAAGGCATCAAGGATACCCTTATACTCTTTAAGTTTCTCTGGATCCGTTACCTCAATCGGTCCATCATAATTCTTATTCGTTTCCATAATTCTAAAGTTTTTTTGTTATTAATAAAATAAGTAAGTCCGGATAGCAGGACTTGAACCTGCAACCTCCTGTGTATAAGACAGCTGCTCTTACCTATTGAGCTATATCCGGTTATGTACTTCCGATTCTCACGAACAGGAAAGTACTAAAATCAAAATAAAAACAAAGCAATGAAAAGTTGAGTGACGGATAAGGATTCGAACCTTACGAGTTCTTCCGACAAGAATCCGCCTCCAGAGTTTTTCTAGTTACTCCTTAGATTTCCATTGTTTTCTCCATCTGTAGACATCTGTAATGTCACTTCCACTCTCTGCAAGGACTCTTCCCATAGTCCTTCCATCAAAGTACTTCTTGACAAGTCCTTTTCCAATGACTGCCAATGAGATAGTTGCTATGGACTTTTGTACTGCATCATAGTTCTTGCTTACGAGCATTACTATTGAGGACACCATAATTACTTTCCTTTCGACGCCATCTCTCTACCAGCAGCCTTTCCTTCAATATACGTGTCAACTAATCCATTACCAATAATCGCCAATGAGATTACCGCAATGGTTTTGCAAACTATATCGTAGGTCTTATTACTGCTTACGAGCATTACTATTGCTGATACCATGATTACTTTCCTTTCGATTTAGAGTTATTAACTTCTTTCATACCATCTCTCAGCCCTTTTTCATATACGGCTTTTGTTACAACTCTGTTAGCGATCGAATCAAGGGTGAAGAATACGATAAATCTTCCTACGAGCTGGATAGCTTTAATAGCATTCGGATTCATATATCAAGCAGCGTTAGAGTTAATATCCAAATTATAGAACACGTTCCTCACCTCGTCATACTCATACCTATGAATAGACATAGATACGTAAAGATCGATCATATCTCCGAACTCGGAAATATCATCTACACTCGCAGTCCTCCAAACAATGTTTCCATTGCTGTCAATCGACTGAAGTTCAACCATACTTCCAGTCACTCTCGTAACCAAGAAGTTTCTTCCTTCAAACTTAACTGCATATCCAGCAGCTACTTTAAATCCCTTTTCCATTTCTGTTAAAGTTTTTATTATTTAAATGTATTAAAGAAAATGTAGAGATAAGATAACAAAACGTATCTCCTATCTCTACATATAAGCCCTAGTTAATTTGCTGTTTTTCAGGTACTTATAGGCAGCGACTCCAGCACCTACGACTGCTGCTCCAAGTCCAAATATAAGACCAGCTACTTTCTTCGAGTCTTTCTTGATAGACTCCATAGCGTCCTCTTCATTGTACATAATAGCAGATCCAAGGTACCAATCTACATTGTATTTCTTAAGTCTACTATCACTCCACTCGACTGGTCGAAGTTTCTCGATTGCATCGTTTACAGAGTATGTCTCGATAAGAGGATCATCACTATCAATATCCTCAGTAAATGACACCGTATCCAATCCAGATTCAACCACTCTGATCAGTGAATGATCTTCCCTTTCCAGGATGATTCCGGGAATGAGAGGAGTCACTCCGTCTACAGTAATTGTCTCAACTCGTGACTTTACTCCCTTACGAGAAAGTTCAAATACTGAGGATTGATCTGAACGATTCGTCTGATTCTCTACGCAATATAGACCTCCCTTGTAGATAACTACTTTACCGATAAAGAGAAGTCCGCTTCCTCGTACAATATCGTAGATCGTAAGATTCCTCAGGTGATACTCAGTGAAGTCTTCCTCATAGTAATCCTCTCCAGATCCGAATCCTAGAGTGTATGAATCTCCCTTCTTCTTGATGATCTCACCTACTCGATTAGATCCTTTAAGACCTGCGTAGTTACCTACATTGAACGGGATCACCTTTGATGTTTTGTCGCTTCCAAATAAATTCTTCGTTTCCATAATTCTAAAATTTTTGAAGTTTATAAATAGAAAAAAAAAATAAGGAGGATGGAGAGGAATCGAACCTCCCCAAGTACCATACATCCTTAAGCACTCTTATCCATAATCTTGAATGAGAGATCCTCGTACTCCTTCATAGCTGACTTATGAATCTCGAAGTACTTAGTCAAGATGTCAGCTATGAGTTCATGTCCATCCACGAAGCTGACAACATTCGGAAGTTCAAGGAACAAGTCGCTGAACTTTCCTCCACCGGATACCGAGTCTAAATCCATCTCTCTAATATCCCTGTAGACCTGTCGTAATCCCTTCCAAGCTCCTTCTCATAAGAGCTTGCAGGACAGTCAGAATATCCGTTCGTAGATCCAATTATCTGGATATTGTTACCCGCAAAGGTAACGTATTCAGGATAAGAAATCCTCTGTTCAATACGATCAATCATGCACTGAATGAACTTGATCCTAATCCCCATAAGGTTAGCTACCAAGTAAGCAAGCTCACATCTCTTCGTCAAAATTTCTTTCGTTTCCATTGTCTTAAAATTTTTATTGTTATTACTATTGTTTTAAAAGTTTGTAGTAAGGGGAAGAATCGAACTTCCCCTATGATCGCCAGATCTTACTTAGAGGCCATCTTAATGACCTTCGGAAGGAGATAGTTTCTCCAAACTGGGTATGCAATCAATGAGAATGCGTATCCAGCGATAGTGATTGCCAAAGTACTTAGCCACCATCCACAGAAGTTCAGCTTATTGAAAGCAAGTACAATAAGACCGAAGAAGAGGTAATTAAGTACGAAGAAGAACAAGAATACGAATACTCTGTGCAATGGATTACGGCTTCCCATAATACCAACCATCCGAGAGTAGAATCCTCTCTTAGGAACTGATCCGTTCTTGTCTCTGATTTTACCATCCTCTAAATGGAGACCCTTCGCATCAAGGTACTCCATGAACATCCCATATACGAGACTATCCTTTGGGATTACCTCGAAGTATTCTGCGTCACTATCATCATAGTCAAACACAAAATACATCCCATCATCGTCAATAGAGTTACATGAGATAACTCCATTTTCGTTCTTACAAACGATCATCGGACCGCTGAAGTTACCATACTCTACTACTGTTCCAACGATAAGGTTTCTGAAATCTTTTGTTTCCATAATTCTAAAATTTTTGAAGTTTATAAATAAGAAAAAAAAATCGTAGTAAAGGGAGGAATCGAACCTCCCTAAAACCACCAGGTCTTACCTAGCCACGTGCCCAAACCTCTTAATGTAGTCATCAATCGATTGATTGTCCCACCTTCTCAAAGTAGCTCCAAGCTCTCCCAGCCTAAAGTCCATACGTACTCCGTTGGATCTATAGTGATCAACGATATCAGAGAAGCGATCCTTAACTACACTGAGAGCGTCCTTCTCTTCGATAGTTAGTGTTTCAAGACATACTCCATTACGGTATTGCACGTAAGCAGATCCCCTATCCACGACTACCTCTGTATCAGTTCCTCTCTTTAAAGCAGTAGCGACGAATTTTACCACTGCCTTGTCGTAGGATACTCTAAGAATATCTAAGAGTACATAAAACCTGTTATCACCTTTTTTACTTAACGTCTTCATTGTTGTTTCCATTTTGTTTTCTGTTTTTATTGGTTAGTAGTAGGATGCTGGGGAATCGAACCCCAGCTATGTACCATACATCCCTTATGTACTTCCGATTCTCACGAACAGGAAAGT